GAAACGGTCTATCAGTACTTCTACCGGTCCTATTCGGCCACCGACAACGAAGGCGTGGCCGACACCCTGCGGTCCCAGGACGCCGCCTGGGCGGTCCTCCAGCGGATCGCCAAGGAGTACGGGCGCAACCTGCCGGACCCCCGGGAGGAGCTGAAGGCGAAGCTCCAGGCGTCCTGGGAGGCCGAGCAGGCGGCCAAGCCCAAGGTGAGCAGGCGCCGGCTACCGCCGAAGAAGGCGAAGTAGTCACAGCAAGTACGGCTGCCCCAGCCGGACTGCACCACGGTGGGCCGATCCCGACATCACCTTCTCCAGGTGCTTGCCGCCCACCCAGGTGATGGCCTGCATCGTCAGGCCGTGGCCCTCACCCTCCATCTCCGAGGCCTGCTTGTAGGCGTTCTCGAAGTGCTCGTAGCGGGTCAGCGGTCGCGGCCGGCCCGAGGGATATGGAGAGCTGGCGGCCGAGCTGATCCCCCGGCCCGAGTACGTCCATGGGTAGAGCCGGTTGTTGCCAATGTCGTGGGCGCGCCCGTCGATGGTCACAAACCGGTTCACGCTCGGGTCGTGGATGTTGTGCATGAAGCTGTTGGTCTTGGGCGACGTCTTGCGGAAGAGGACGTCCTCGGGGTTTTCGCCCCGCAGGATGCGGTGGGCCTTGAGGAGCTGGACGTCGGGGGCCTTGGCGATCTCCAGGCCCTGAAGCATGTGAGCTACCGCCGGGTGACGCTTCTGCTGCGGGCTGCCCTCCTCCTCGGACTCCTTGAACCGGCCGTGCTTGAGCAGGACGTCCCAGTCCCGCTGCTTGAGGTGCTTCAGCTCATGGAACGCCTGGATGTTCGAGCGGTCGAAGTCCATGCCCGGCGAAAGAGCTGCGACGAGCCCCGACCCGCCCAAGTGCGAGAGGTCGTGGAAGCCCCGGATGCCCTTGGTGACCGCTTCGTTGACCTTGGGGTACCAGAGCCGGCCCTCCTGGCGTAGGGGCTCAGGCGTGGCAGCATGGAGGTTGCGAATGTTGCCCACCACGCGCTCAAAGTGCCGGGGCTCATGGATCGGGACGTTGGGGTACAGCTCGGAGAGCCGAACCTGATCCTCGGCCGGCTCGGGCTCAGGCGCCTTCTTCTTCGCCACGGTGACTCCTTACGGTCCCCAGGTGGGCATCAGACGGCGAAGCTGCTCGACCCGCTTCGGGTCGATCACCCTGGGTGTCCGATTCAGTGTCACAAGGCTGTTGGCGCCGCGGGGGAACATGGCGGCGCCGGCCGGCGGGATCCGGTCGGCGATCACCTCGACGGGGGCCTGGCGCATGCCGGCGTCCTCGTAGGCCAGGCCCCGGGTCGGCTGAAAGGCCGCCGGCCAGAGGTAGTCGCCGGGGTCGATGCGCTCGCCCTTGTGGACGCCGCGCTGGTAGGACCGCTGGTTGACCCGGTTCTTGAGGCTGTCGAGGAGCCGGTCCTCGCGGCGGCCCCGGAACGTCCCGAGGTACCCGTCGGGGTACTCGGCCTCGGGCGTCTTGCGCCACATCGAGCGTTGGAAGTCCAGGGCGTCACGCCACCACGGCTGGAGGTCACCGCCGCCCCCGACCGGGAACGGCGAGCCGAACGGCGTCTGCGCCCAGTTCTGCGTCACGGCCTACCCGCCGCGGCTGGCGTCCCAGAAGTTGCCGCCGCTCCAGGCGTCCTGCATCTTCGGATAGCTCTTGATGATGCGGCCATTGGCCTGGGTGGGTGCCGCCTCGGGCACCTGGGGCAGCCGCAGGGGCACCTCGATGCGCTGGCGGGCGCCCTGACGCTCGTAGACCTGCGCCCGGTTGGCCTTCTGGCCCTCCAGCCCGCCACCCTTCGCGTTGCCCTTCCGGCGCAGCGTGCCGCGCTCGGGAGCTGCCGACGGCGAGCCGCCAACGACACCCTGGGGCAGACCGGGGCCAAGGTTGGTCGGCGCCAGCGGGGACCGCTTATTGGCGGTGGTCCGTATTCCGCTCTTGTACGTCTTGCCCATCAGTACGCTCCTGTGGATCCGTCGCTGCCGACCGGGTCGTTGTGGACGTCGTGGCCGTAGTCCATGCCACAGATGCCGCAGGTACTCATGTCGTACGGCCAGTCCGGCACGTAGGGGTGGGCGTCGGGGCTGGCGATCAGCCGCTTCATCACCGCCGCCTTCGGATAGAGCTGGTCGTGGTAGACCGACGTCCGACCGCCCTGCCGGCGCCGGATGGCGTGACCGTGCTGGCGGTCATCGTTGGGGTGCATCGGCATGGCTACCAGCCTTTCACATGGGGATGACCAGCAACGTGATGGCCGAGATCTCCCCCGTTTCTCCGGTGACGTTGGCGAAGCCGGGCCTCACGACGAGGTCTATACCCCGGCTGGCGACGTAGCTTCGAGCGATGACGCACGCCTTGATGGCCTGATTTACGGCGCCTGCGCCGATGGCTCGCAGAATGGGCCGGTGGTTGTCGTAAATGGCGTGGGAAATAACAGCGGCCAATTCCTTGGGATTGGCCGCACTGGTCACCCTGAGGATGTTTTCCTCGCCGTTCTGGGGGATGACTTCTGCTGCTCCCATTCAGCGTGCACCTTTACTTTCGCCAGAACTGCTTTTTGGTATTCGAAGCGTGCTCCCAGCTCCAAGCTAGCAGCCACCATGGCGATGACAAAGGCGTCGGCGAGGTTGTCATCTCGGAATTCGACGCCCCATTTTTTGTACACGGTGAGCAGCATTTCCTGCTTTGAATTCCCGCAGCCGGCGAAGCTTTTCACCTGCATGGGCTCGATGATCGTGGGATAGGACAGCTCCTTCTCGGGGCTGTACCAGTCGAGCAGCGCCAATTTCACGGCCGCCCCGCACTCCCCCATCGCCTCCCGGCCGAATTTGGCGCCGTTGGCGTAGCCCTCCATGGCGACGTGGCGGATGGGCATGTCCCACTCCAGCTCCTTGAGCCAGTCGGTGAGCCCGTCCTGAATGGCCCGCAGCCGGCGTACGCCCTTGCTGGCCGGCTTGTAGAGGTACCGCTTGGGATCCTTGTCCTCAGTGCCGGCGACGGCGACGGCGGCGAAAGCGGTCAGGCTCTGGTCGATGCCGACGTACCAGCCGTCGGGCTCAGATATAGGAGCGGCAGGCTTTGAGGGCGTCGGCAGCCTTCGCCGCGAGATCTTCGAGGGTGCCGTCGTTGTGGATGATCTCGTCGTAGAGCCCGTCCTCATCTTGCAGCTCCGTTTCGCTGACGTGCTTCGCCGCCTCACCCTCCAGGCCGGCGCCCGGCCGGATAACCCGCCACAGGAACCCGCCCCGGCGCCGGATGGCGTCGGCCTCGTTCAGGAACCGGACGTCGGAGATCACGACATCGCGGCCGCGCTGGTCGGCCATCAGCTCGAAGACGAGCTTGACCCACAGATCCTTGCTGATCGTCTCCCGGCCCATCTCGGTGCCGATGCGCTGGTAGAGCCGGCGCACCTCGGGGTGCTTCTTGGCCTGCTCCCGGCCGACCCGCTTGATCAGCTCGGAGAGCCGGATCGGGCGTACCCGCACGCCCGTATCGAGCGCCACCGTCGTCATATCGAAGTCCACGATGGGATCGATAGCGAGGGCGCACTCCTTCATCTTCGTCGCCAGGGCGAAGCGCTTGAAATTGTGGCGCTCGGTCAGGGCCAGGGCCACGGCGTCCTTGCCGGCGCCGGCTGCGCCGCTCAGTCCGATCAGCATCAGGATCTCCCACAGAGGTCGCAGACGTAGGCGTCGTGGTACTCGTCCCAGTGGATCGTGTCGCCGATCTCGATCAGCTCTCCGCACTCGGGGCAGGTCGAATCGAACTGGGCCTTGGCCGGCGGCCGGCCCTTGTGCCAGCCGCTGCCCTTCACTGGATTCGTCATCGTGGCTTCTCCTGCACCATGACCGGCATCGTGAGAATGCCGATCAGCTTGTCCACTCGGTCCTGCTCTCGCTCCAGCGTCTTGGCGATGATGTCGAGCGCATCGGTGCGGACATGCTCGCTCGCCAGGATGGCCTTGGTGAAGGCATCCCACATCTGGAGGGTCATCTCGATAGCCGGTCGGAGGGAATCGGACAACCGCCCGTTCTCCTCCTGGCAGCGATACCACGACCAGCCGAATTCCTCGTATTCCAGCGGCCAGTAGAACACCCGCCCGCTGGGTGACTCCTCGTACAGGTAGACCTTGACGTTCTGGCCCAGGACGTTGCGCTCGATGTGGGCCTTCATGGCCGGCGCACCCGTAGCAGCAACCGGTACTCCCAGATTCCCAGCCGGGGCTCACCCCGACGGCGGTGGATCACCGAGTGCCGGCCGAATTTCTCCTTCCGCAGGTCGCGCAGCCGGGCGCTGATCGACTGGGTGCGGTCCCCGGTGATGTCCTGTATCTCGTCCAGCGTGCGCCATTTCCGGTCGCGCATGACCTCGATCACCCTCTTGAGCTGGTTGCCGAGCCGCTCCCAGTCAAGATCAGGAGCGTAGGTGTCACCGTCGAAGTCCGGCAGCCGGCCCGGAATTGCCAGGGCGCAGCCGCAGGGACAGTACGGCTCGTAGCGGAAGAGGTCAACGCAATTTTCATGGTCGCCCTCCCGGCACATGGGGCACGGCCGGGACCGCTCGGTGGGGAGCTTCACGGCTGCCAGCGGCGCTCACGCCGTTCGTGATCCTCCCGCCGGCCGACCCGGCGGGTCAGCTCCCGGGAGACGACGGCGGCGTCGCGCTCGGTGGAGCTGAACAGGACCGTGACCATCTTGCGCTTGGCGTGGGCCGTGTCGTACAGCTCCTGGCGCTTCTCGACCTCGGGGTCGATGTCGCGCTGGGCCTTCGCCAGGGTGACCCGCTCGTCCCGGCCGCCGCCCCAGTCCCGCAGCAGCACCAGGGCCTGGGCCTTGTTGAGCACCGCCTCGGCCGCCCGCTCCTCGATCTCGGCCTCGGCCACGGCGCCGGCCAGGTAGTCGGTCCAGCGGGTCAAGGCCACGAACAGGCCCATGAGCTTGTCGTCGGTCAGGTCAGTGATTTTGAGCGGCAACCGCGGGATTTCGAAGCCCGGACGAGCCGGCAACGACAACCCGGCGCGCTCCACCGCTGCCCGAGCTGCCGTTGCTTTCTCGGCCATCTCCAGAGCGAGGTTCTTCGGCATCGTTCTCCAATGTGGCGTCCCAGCAGCTCTCCCTGTAGACGCACTTAGCACAGGTGCTGTAGTCCTCGGCCGCCCAGTGCGGCCGTACCGGCGGCCGGTTCGACGCCAGGCCGTACTTGATGTCCAGGCAGGCGTCGAGGAGGTCGGCGATCAGTGCCTCGTTGTACCGTACCGTGAATTCCTTGACCTGCTGGTTGAATTTGTTCTCGTAGATGAAGACGATTTCCCGCCGGCCGGAAATGGCGAGATAGATCATCCCCTGCTTGACGTGGGAGGGGAACGGCCGCTTCAGGTCGCGCCACATCGCCTCCATGTCGAAGACGGTGTGCTCGTCGCCGTCGTCCTCCTTCACCTTGCGGGTGTACTTCGACAGGAGCTGAGGGGCGTCGTAGCGGATGGTCCCCATGCCGATGGACTTGACCTCCATCAGCGGGCAGAGCTGCTCGGTGTCGTTGTCATCGATGTCGCCGTCGGCGTGGCCGGCGATGAGGTAGCGCTCGGAGCGCAGCGGCACCTCGCAGTACTTGAGGCAGGTGCGCTCGGCGTTGCAGTGCGGGCAGGCGGCCGGCGCCGTGGCGTCCCAGATGGCCCCGCAGGCCATGCACGCCCACCGGCCCCGGAGGACGCCCATCTCCCACAGCCAGGTCTGCCACTTCGAATGGATGTCGTGGCCCTCGGCCCAGACGTTCTCCAGAGTGAAAGGCGTCAGCTCGGTGTCCTCGACGGCCGGCGCCCCCACGATGCGGAAGAAGGTCTGCCGGGGGCACCAGTCGTTCTTCGCCATCTCCGAGGGGTGGATGACGTCGGTGGGACGGTCCTCGGGCGGCCGGATCATGAGGTGGCGCTGGACGGCACCCAGGATGCGTGTCTCGGTCTTGGTCGTGTCAAGGAGCTGGCGCAGGGGAGACTTCTTCACCGTCCGCACGACCCGGGTCATGCCGTTCACCTTTCTCCGCATCCGCTTGAGGGAATTTCGCTCCCTCTCCGTTCGCCCGCCCCAGATGCCGAACTTCTCATGGTTGGCGAGGGCGTACTCCAGGCACTCGTCCTTGACCGGACAGGCCGGTGAGCCGTCGAGCCCGTTGCAGACGGCCTTGGCCTGCGCCGCTACCGCTGTAGCGTCCTCACCTTCCTTCTCGGGGTAGAACAGGGCCGGCCGGGAGCCCCGACACTTTCCGAGCCCCTGCCACCCGGGCCTCTCCCACCAGTCGGTCAACGAAGTGCTCCAGAACGTCTTCCTTCGTGAACAGCACGTACTCCCTGCCACCCAGCTCAACCACGAAAGCTGGAACTCTTCCCTCGGCCGTAGCCTGGTCGCAAAGAGTTGTCAGATCAAGGGCCTTCAGCGTTATCGAGTTGTTCCCTCGCCATTTGTTTTCGATCAGCAGCGTTGGGGTACGAACATCGCCCTTCGAATGCCAGGTATTGCCAGAGCCTGGGTTACGTCGGCCGCCGAAGTCCCTCGCCGTACGATCCTCCTGGCGCTGCCACCCCTTCTTCACGTCCGCTCCACGCCGTCGTGCGGGTCGAGCACCCGCCGGCCGTCGAAGTGGAGCCACTCCCGTACTTCGTGGCTCTCGATGCGATGGAGCCGCCAGACCAGCCACTCCAGCAGGTCGCGCTCATCGTTGATCAGTGGTGCCGGCAGCGGCGCCTCGATGTGGAGATCGGTGTAGCCGGTCGGGTCGTAGGCGTTGGTGACCATTGCGTCGATGTGGACCCACAACCCTTCGTAATTCACGGCCGGCGTGAATTTCCACCCGGGCTTGTACGTCACTCGGGACAGGGCGCCGGCCAGGGCTGTGTAGTCGATCATTTCTTGACCGACCGCTTCACCACCTTCGCCGCCGGGCGGGGGTAAAGCGTGGCGAAGATGTCGGCCTCCACGGCGGCCAGCAGCTCGGGCTGGGTACGGAGCGCTTCGAGGAGCCGCTCCTTGCCCTGCCATTTCTGGTCCCCGATGGAGTAGAAGGCGCCGGCCCGGTGGATCAGCTTGTGCAGCAGGCCGACGGAGACGATCTCCTTGGGCCGGTCGTAGTCGCCGGCCTTGAATTCGCCGCTGTCAGCGAAATAGAAATCGAAGATCGCCGTCCGCTGCGGCGGCGCCGTCTTGTTCTTCACGGTGTGAGCCTTGATCGTCTGGCCCACCCGGAATTCGCCCTCCTCCAGCCAGTCGTCCCTCTTGACCTCCAGCCGGACGACAAAGAAGAAGTTCTTGCCTCGTCCTCCTGGCGTCGTGCGAGGGTCGCCGTGAAGGACACCGATGCGCTCCCGCCACTGGTTGATCATGATCCCGAGAACAGGGCGCTCAGCGCTTACCAGGGACCGCCGGGTGGCCGGCTGCTGCTTGCGGAAGAACTGCCCGGTGAGAATGGCCCCCAGGCCCGGCGCCAGCTCTCCGACGTCACGGTCATCCTCCCGCTCGGGGACGAGAGCTGGCAGGGAGTCGATCACGACGCAGTCGATCTTCCGGCTGGCGATGAAGTCGATGCAGGTCTGGTACACCGTCTCCATGCCGTTGTCGGTCATGACGATAACCCGGCTGTCGTCCACCCCGAGCTGACGCGCCCAGCGCCGGTCCCAGCTCCGCTCGGCGTCGAACCACACTGCCGTCCAGTTCGGATCCCGGGCCTGGTTGGCAGCCAGCGTCTTCATGGCGATGAGCGTCTTGCCGGCGCTCTCGTAGCCGATGATCTCGTTCCACTGGTTGAGCGGCCAGCCGCCACCCAGGGCGATATCGAGGGTCAGGCTGCCACTCGGGCAACGCGGCCGGACCTCGCACTCGATGTCCGAGCCGAGGATGATCGTCCCCTCGCCCAGCTTGTGGTTGACGCGCTGCATCAGCGCCTTGATCTCGGCGTCCATCAGCTCCCCTTGGCGATCTTCTTGACGTGGTATCCCATCATCGCCGTCTTCGGGTCAGCGTTACCGGCCGCCGCCGCCTTCCAGGCCGCTTCCTCGTCCTCGTAGGTGGCGACAGGCACCGGCTTCTGGTGGAGCGGATGCATCGCCATGACGACGTGGAGGTATTCCTTGGCCGGCTCGGCCTTCTTCGCCGGCTGGCTACTTCTTCTTGTCGCTGCCAATGGAGGGGAACTTCTTCTTGACGGCGGCGCGGACTCTGGCCTTCTCGGCCGGCGTGCCGTGCTGGGCGACCCGGGCCAGGGCGTTCCGGGCGTGCTTCTCGTCAGGGATCGGGTAATTCCCGCTCTCCTTCTTCTGCTCCGCGGTCTTGGCCTTCGACTTGATGGCGAAGTCGCTCTTCGAGAGCTTGGCTCTCTTCTTCGAAGTGAGGTCGGCCATCAGTCCCCACCGAACAGCTTGCTCACCAGAGCGATAAGCCCGATCACAGCCAGGACGACGATGACGATGATCCAGACGATGGCCTTGCCGACGAAGGCGAGGGGCAGGAGCATCACTTCTTCCCCTTCTTCGAGCTGGAGCCGCCGGCCCGGGTCTTCGGATCCTTGATCACGCCGTTGGCCGCCCGGATGGCTGCGCCCTCGGAGGCGCCGCGCTTCAGCTCGCCGTTGGCGACGTGGACCCACTGACGCTTCTGCTTGTCGGTCTTGGCCTTCTTCGTCTTCTCAGGGACGTCCTTGGTTGACCAGGGCATTCATCCGCCTCCAAAAATCTGGAACCTGCCGTTATAGGAGCACTCGAAGCACTGGGGCATGGGCGTCGCCATGCCGGCCTGCGTGACCATCGAATTCTGACGGCGGCTGAAGAAATTCGTGCTGCCGCAGTTCGGACAGGTGGCCGTCTCCTCCTTGGCCGCCTTGCTCGCCTGGAGGAATCCGGCCGACTGCCAATTGAGGCGTTTGCCCCCTGTGCTCGGATCGACCAGCACCATGGGCTCGATGTCCAGCTCCTGCGTGGCCGTAGAGGGGCCTGTAGGCCCCGTAGCCGGCCTGGAGGGGGCGGTCGGGTATTGCGGGCCGGCGGGGGCTCTACCGAGCTTCCTGGCCCACCAGGAGTCCGTCATTTCTCGCTCCAGCGGTCACACACTTTGACGTCAGCCACCAAGGGTACGCGAAGCGGCGTCGGGAGGCTGACCCCCTCCATGCACCGCCGGACGACATCGGCCGTCTCCTCGGCCAGCTCCTCGGGGGTCTGCACCACCAGCTCGTCGTGGACGGTCAGCATCAGCACCGAGGGCGTGTCGTGCAGTTCCCGGTAGAGGCCGACCATGGCGACCTTCTGAATGTCACCGGCCGAGCCCTGGATCTTGGTGTTGACCACCTGGCGCTCGGCGGCGCGCGCCCGGCCAAATTCGTAGGAGAACAGGTCGGGCAGGTGCCGGCGCCGGCCGAGGATCGTCGTGACGTACGGATCCTGGCGCCGGCAGCCGCGCTCCTTGGCCTCGACGGCCGAGATCCGGGTGGCCTTGCACTTCCTGATGAGCTGACGCCGCCAGGGAACGACCCGCTTGTAGGTGCCGAAGAAGGCGTCGATAAGATCCTCGGCCTCCGACAGGCTGGGAACGCCGTAGCGCTCCACCAGGGTGCTGGCCTGGGCGCCGTAGGCCATGCTGAAGTTGCAGTTCTTCGCCCGGCTGCGCTTCTCCTTCGGCACCGGCTGGTCATCAGGGATGTGGTAGGCGCGCCGGGCCGTCATCTCATGGAGGTCGAGCCCCTCCTGGTACGCCTGGATGAGCAGCGGATCGCGGCTGAAGTGGGCCAGCAGGCGCAGCTCGATCTGGCTGTAGTCGGCCACGATCAGCTTGTGGCCGGGCGGGGCGATGAACAGGCCCCGGATCTCGCTGTTGTTCCGCACCGGGATGTTCTGGAGGTTCGGCGTCCGGCAGGAAAACCGGCCCGTCCGGGCGCCGCGCTGGTCGAAGTCGGCGTGGATCCGGGTGCCGTTCAGCCGGCGCCGGATGTTCAGGACGTAGGTGGCGTGGAGCTTGTGCAGCTCGGACCACTTCAGGATGTCCTTGACCACCGGGTCGTTCCGCAGGCTCCTGGTGGCCTGGAGGGCCGCCGCCGACACCTGAGGCTCGCGGCGCTTGTCGGTCATGTACTCGGGATGCGGATGATGGCCCCGGCCCCCCTTCCACTGGCCGGTAGCGTCCTGCTTGCCGAACAGCAGATAGATGACCTCGGCATTGGCGTTGAGGTTGATGTCCCAGCCGGCGGCGTCGGCGATGCGGTCGTAGACCTCGGCCAGCTCGGCCTCCAGCCGGACGCCTAGGGCGTCGAGGCCGGCGACGTCGATCTCGACCCCGGCCTCCTCCATCCAGACGACGCACTGGAGGACGTCCATTTCGAGCTGGAACAGCTCCTCTAGGCCGGCGAGGCGCTCGGCGTAGCGCCTGTAGAGCAGCCAGGTGTACTTCGAGTCGTGCCAGGAGTAATTGGCGGCCTCGGCGAATGGGTAGTTCTCCACGCCCTTGCGCCCCAGGCTCTTGTCGTAGATGTAGCTCAGCTCCCGGTTGACGCACTGGCCCAGGGAGTAGGGCGAGCCGCCGCGGTGCGTCTCGTTGATCAGGAAGGCGGCGATCATCGTGTCGAAGTACGACGGCGGTGGAACGGCCCCGTAGATCTTGGCCGCCACCTCCAGGTCGAATTTCAGGCCGTGCCCGATTTTCAGCGCCGGCCCGAAGAACAGCGGCTCCAGCTCGGAGAACACTGCCTGCGGTTCGAGTTGGTCCGGGGGTAGACCGAATATCGGGGTCGGCTTGCGGTTCTTGAGCGGCCGGCTCCCGTCCTTGGTCATCGGGACGTCCCACCGGACGATGTTGCCCAGGGGGTGGCCGAAGGGAATGACGTCGGCCCGCCCCGGGCCGGCCAGGCTCAGCCAGAAGGGGACGGCGTGACGGGGATCGTCGCGGCGCTCGCCCATCGTCTCGAAGTCGAAGGCGAAGGCGTCGAATTCACAGTAGGTGGCGGCGATCTCCTTGAGCTGCGCCCGGGTCGTGACGATATTGAGCGAACGGTAACGCTGGCGGGAGGTCAGCGAAGCAGCCGTCGTCCCTGCCAGCGTCACCGCAGCTCCCTTTCTAGTCCTCGTCCTCGAAGTCTTCGTCCAACATCTCGGCAGCGATTTCCTTGAGCTGCTTCCGAGTCGGGATCTTGATGACCGAGGAGTCCTTCACCTTCGTCTTGTACTTGGCGATGACGTCGTCGTCCAGCGGCTCCAGGTCCCAGTCCTCCTTGAGGTCCCGGGCCTTGACGGGGTCGATGGAGTACGACGTCTTCGACTTCTTGCCGGTGCGGCTCACGGCCCAGTAGATGTCGTTGCGGTCCAGGGGACCGGTCCGCTTGTCCCGGGCCTTGGCTTCGAGCTGCTCGGCCAGCCGGGGACCCACCTCCCACACCTTGTTGATCGGCTTCCCATCCGAGAGCAGCAGGACGTTGAAGGCGATGCGGAACCCCGGGTTGTCGCCGGCATCGCAGAGCGGGCAGTCGTCCTCGATGCACACCCAGCTCCGCTTGCCGGACTGGCGGTCGATCCAGTGCTGGCGGAAGGAGGCGAACGGCTCGGGCTCCAAGAACCGCACCAGCATGGCTTCGCCGCTGTCATCGAATTTCAGGAAGTCGGCGCCGTAGCCGGACTTCGCCTTGGTTTCCCGATAGCCGCCCCAGCCGGACCTGACGTGGGATTCGGCCTCCTCGTCGTCTTCGGCCTCGTCCTCGTCCTGCTCCTCGACGTCGTCCTCGGGCTCCTCGTCCGGTTCCTCGACCCGGCTCTTCATCACTCGCCGCATCAATTCCTCGCTTTCTTCGATATGCCGAATGCCTTGATCAAATACGATTTCTTGTTATCCGTCAGCGTGGTGGCATCCATGATTTCGTCGTGCAGTTGGTCGTTCAGCTCCTGCAAGACGAATTTCGTGAGCGTGTCCTTGGTCGTTGCGAATTCGTCGTCACCCATGTCTCGTAGATCGTCGTCACTGACACCGATGTCGTTGTTGCTCATCTCGACGTCGGCGCCGAACGAGTATGTCTCATAGTCGGCCATCTTCACGGTGTACCTACGGCTGCGCCGGATGATCACGACCCCGGCTCCAAATTCGAGAGCGCTGTCAGCGCTGCGCGGACGCGGTCGGTGAACTGCGTCTCGGAGATGCCCTTCTTCGGGTGGAGGATGCCGGCCTCGTCCACTGTCCCGTCCATCAGCCCCTCGTCGGCGGCGATGGAAACGATGATTTCGAGCTGCGCCCGGGAGTACAGCCGGCGGGCCTTCTGCCGGACCTGGCCGGGAGTGCGGAAGCTGGCGATGGGCAGGTGCCCGAGGCGCTCCCATTTACGGATCGTGACCGGCGAACGACGCAGAGCTGCGGCGAGCTGGCCGACCGTGTAGAACTCAGTGGTCGTGCCGTTGATGTTGAAGAGCTTCGGTTTTCCCCAGTCGGCCGGCGGCGGAGGTTCCGGCCGGTCCCCAATTTCCCGGTCCGTTCCCGGGTAGCGGTCAGCGGTCATTGTCATGCTCCGACTCCTGCACCAGTTGGTGGAACGCCTCCAGATCTTCGCGCCATGGGCGCGTCAGTAACCGGTTCCGTAGCACGGCTGCGGGATGGTACGTCGGGAAGTACGTACGGTGCCCGCCAGTGACGAGCTGCCGGATCCAGCTCTGACCTCTCTCCTCGCTGATCCTGGCACCGGGCCTCAAGCTCTGCAAGGCCACAGATCCCAGTACCAGCACGAAATCTGGCCTGACCAGGAGTAATTGCGAGAGGAAATTTTTCCCGCAGGCTCTGACTTCCTCAGGGCGAGGCGTCCGGGTCGGGTAGCAGCAGACAGTATTGAAGAAGACCAGCTCCGAGGGAGTTAATCCCACCCGCCGCAGGTACTTCCGCAGGAGCTGCCCTGACGGCCCCACGAACGGCTCGCCGGCCCGGTCCTCCATTTCCCCCGGAGCCTCGCCCAGGACGGCGATACGGGCTTCCAGAGGGCCGCTCCAGGGGACCGGAGACGACGCAACCCGGTGCAGGTCGCACCGGGTGCATCGGAGGATCTGGCTGCGGACCTGCTCGGGGTTCACCGCATCCGGTGGAGCTGGACGGGAACGGTCGGGATGCCGAGCGCCAGCGCAGCGTTGACCCGATGGCTCCCACCTCGAAGAACGACGCCGCGCTCGTCAGCGTGCGTGGTGACCTCCAGAGGCTCCTGGATGCCGTTCTGCCGGATCGCCTCCAGCAGGTCAGGGTTCTTCCCCGAATTGATCTCGTCGTGCTGTACGTGGGGCGCCAGGGCGGCTGTGGATATCTGGTACGTCCCTGTGGGCAACGCCTGGAGGTCCGGGGGCTGCGGCCGGCGCACGGCCAGGGTCGCCTCGTACTGACGGGGGAACGGACCCATGTGGCCGTGGTCGGGATGGAAGGCAAACCACTGGCGGCCACGCTTCTCGACGCGGCCGATCCGCTGACCACCAGGCCCGCCGGCCAGAACGTCTCCAGCCCGGGTGGTATGGGTCCGACCATGGAATTCAGCAGACCGGCTCATGTCAGCTCTTCCTCGGGATGAAGGCGTAATTGATCTTGACCGTGAACATGGCGTCAATATCGTCCTGCGACAATTTCCCGTCGAACATCGCCGCCCGGACGGCGTCCTCGTCCACCACCGTGATCTGCCGAGTGCACAGAGCGGTCAGCTTCTTGGCGGCCAGCACCTCCAGGGCCTTGTCCTCGTCCAGCGTCTGGTACACCCGGCGCTCCCGCTTCAGGCCGGCGAAGCCCTCGATCTCCTCGGGGAAGTCGATGTACTCCGAGCCCTTGTCGTCGGTGTAGCCCTGCGTCTCCACGATGGACGAGAGCTGCTTCTTCAGCTCGCTCTCCCGGGACTCGATCATCTTGCGCTGCTTCGAGAGCCCGATGTACTCGGAGAAGATCGTGGAGATCTTCTTCATGCTGACCGCCATCTGAATTCTCCTTTTCGGGGACACGGTGGAGGGGCCGGCGGGTGAGGCCGGCCCCTCCGGGGGACTTTAATTCGAGACGAGGGCCAGCGTCTTGATGACGTTGGCGTCGGCCTGGGCAGTGGTCCCGTCCACTGCCCGCAGCATGTTCACCTGGGCGCGGTGGGCGCCTCCCCGCCGGTTGGCGATGTGGTGCTCATAGGTGTTGAACGCCTGAAGGACACCGAGGGCCGTGCCCTTCCAGGGGGTGACCCGCTCGTCGTTGTTGTAGAGCTTGGTCAGCTCCTCCCTCTTGTTCACCGCCAGCGTGTAGCCCCGGGTGGAGAGCTGGCCGGCGGGGATCTCGGGGACGGGGACGAGGGCGTCGAGGACGTTGTTCCAGGCCCGGGTCGTGACCTTCCAGGCGCTGAGCCGCTTGACCTCGGCGGCGAATTCCTCGGCGACCTCGAAGATGATCGACAGCGCCGAGCGGGCCTCGGCCAGCTTGAGGGAGCTGCCGGCGGTGTGCTTGACCTTGAACACCTGGCCCTGCTCGGAGAGGCCGGCGGCCAGGGTGTTGTCGCACACCACGTTCTGGACGCAGCGCTTGTAGGTGGTGGCGATGGAACCGTCGAAGGACGTCGTCGCCAGGAGGTTGGGGCGGAACTCCACGCCCTCGGGGGTGACGATATTCTCGGGCACCTCGATGGACACCCAGGCCACCGCCCGGTTCTTCAGCAGGCCGGCCGAGCCGATGCCCAGCTCGCCCTTGCTCATGTCGATGAGGTTGGCCGGACCCTCCAGTAGCCACTCGCTGTAGTCGTGGCCGTGGTAGCCCTTGTTCGTGCCGGCGTCGCCCGAGAAGACACCCAGCACCTCGTTGGTGTCGGAGGTGACCATGGCCTTGCGCTTGGGGACAGGGGCGAACCCGCCGTGGCCGTCGGGGATGTAGAGGGGGGCCTCGACCACGGTGAAGTTGAAGAGGCGGCGGGTGACGTCGGCGACGGGGATGGCCTCGTCGTAGTGGTTGGACTCCTTGCCCTGGTGCTCCTGGCGGTAGTGCCACGCCTTGCCCCGCTTCAGCACGAAGCCGATCAGGGTCTTGGTGTTCAACCAGAGGGACGATTCCTGGCTCATCGGTGTGTCTCCTTGCTCGATGTTCTGATGGTAAGGACGGGGTGTGACGGTTATCGGGTGAAGGGACGGAGGGCCGGCAGCTCGCGGCCCTCCCGGTGGCTGAGGAGCATGGACTTCAGCTCGAAGGCGACCATCTCCTGAGCGGAGTCCCGGGCGGCCTGGTAGGCGCCATTGGTGCCGGCGACGTCCTCCCGGCGGATCTGGACGGCGAACTCGCCGGCCGGCGTGCGGAACACGACCTCGGCCACGACGTCGAGGCGGTGGGGCTTGGGGGCGGTACAGGTGCAGTATTCATGACGCCGCTCAGCGGCGGGGGTGCTGGCGCAGTAGTCGCACATGGTGCTCTCCTTGCTGGGGGCGCCCGGACGGGCGGCCGAAACCTGAACCGCCGCCACCCGGCTGGGGGAGCTGAGAGCGGCGGCGGTTGTCATGTCTAATACTATAGCGCCTAGGCGTTGTAGATGGAACACCTAGCGGGCAGAATCTTGTTAAATACCGGCCTCGGCGATGATGTCGCTCATCGAGAGGTCGGCCCGGAAGGTGGAGCGCACCCGGATCTCGACGGCCTCGTACTCCCGGGCCAGCTCGGGGTTGTGCTTGGCGGCGATCAGGAGGTCCGACTTGCTGGCGAAGACGCAGAAGACGCAGCTCAGGCGGGTCATGCCGAAGTCGTACGCCTGGTGGTACGGGGCGCCGCTCTGGCGGATGTGCTCCCAGACCTCGGCCTCGGTCATGTCGAAGATCGGCAGCCAGCGGGTGACGGTGCGCTTGCCGTTGCTGGCGCTGTCGGGACCGAGGGCCACCTTCTTGGCCCGAGCCGGCGACTCCTGCGCCCGGATGCCCAGGCAGTTGAGCACCCGCACCGGAGCCGGGCCGTGCTCGGCCTGCCACTCGGCCACCAGCTTGGTGATCAGCTTGGTGACCTGCGACGTCTTCTGGTCCGAGGTGCAGAACCGGGCGTCGGAGCTGGGCCAGGCCGGCGTGTCGCACTTGCCCTTGGCGTCCAGGCTCTCCCGGCGGGCCTCGATCTGGTCGAGGAGGTCGCCCTGGGGCCGGCTCACGACCTCGAAGCGCTCGACCCCGTAGAAGCGGGCCTGGCGCTCGGCCAGCTCCCGGGTGCCGGCCCACTCGACGCGGCCCAGGTCGGCGTGAGCGGCCACGATCCAGCCGGTGAAGCCCTGGCGGGCCGCCTCGGCCATGACCACCTCGATCATGACCTGGCTGTCCTTCCCGCCCGAGGTGTTGAGGATGATGATGTCCTGGGCGGTGAAGTCCGGGGTCTGCGCCATTTCCCTGCTCCTGTTCTGAGTCCGAGTCAGTGCCACAACAAGAACTATACGGCGTAGGCGCTGTAGATGGAACCGTTTACGGGCTACGTCTTGCAAAAAGATCCGGCCCCCTGGGTGGGGGCCGAGAGCTTTGTCCGATTTACTGGGTGGGCTCGAAGTTGAAGTACACCCGGGGGGAGTGGGTGAACTCCAGCGTCCCCTTCACGCCGTCGCTACGGCGCCGTACGACCACGAAGGGGGCGGCGAAGCCGATCACCTCGAAGTCCCGGGTCAGCTCCTCTGTCGTCCACGTAGGGGCCTCTGCGGCCACTGCCTCGGCCAGGTCGTCGGCCGGGGCGCCCTCCGCGATCAGCTTCCTGCGGGTGGCCTCGGTCGGGTCGCTCATGCCTCCACCCCCTCGACCGAGCGGAACATCTCGACGGCCTGGTGGGCCAGCTCCAAGATGCCCTCCAGGGTGTCGTCCTCGAACATGGCCCGGCCGCCGTCGGCGGGGCCGGCGATCCAGCGGTTGGTGGCAACCCGGGTGATGTGGATCCGGGCGACCCGGTAGTTGTTGGCGTCGATGCGGGTGAAGGTGACGGGGTCCATTGGTCGTGTCCTCTCTCAGGCGGCGACGGTGTAGCCGAGGCCGGCCGTCGTCCAGTGGGTCGTGACGGTGAGCTGCTCGGGGCGCAGCTCCAGGGCGATGGCGGCCTTGACGTAGGCCGTCAGTTCTTCGTGCGTGATCACCACGCCGTCGAAGCTGGCGAGGTAGCGGCGCAGGGCGTGCAGCTCCAGCAGGCGGGTCGCCGGCTTGTAGGTGATCTCCACCTTGCCGAAGTCCCGCTCCTTGACGACGGGGCAGACGTGGGTGAGGTCGGTGGTCACGGTCAGGGTCAGGCCGGCGGTGCCGGCGTAGGGGATGGTCAGGTCGTCCATCGGTTCAGCTCCTCGGGCTCAGGCCGCCGCCGGCTGGGCGTGCCAGCGGCGGATCTCGGCCTTGTTGGCGTGGCGCACCTGAATCCGGCGCTTGGCGCCCTTGGGGGCGTCCTTGCGGCGGTCGGCGACGAAGTGCGAGCAGTGGGCGCAGGCGACGCCCCGGGCCTCGGTCTGTGCCTTGATGACCTCCCAGTCCATGAGCCGGGGGAGGTTCTTGGCCGGCCCCTTGCCGAGGAAGGTGCCGTCGGCGGTGTCGGCGCCGAGGGAGCTGACGTAGCTCAGCCGCTGCGAGCTGTTCACCCGGCCGACGTGCACCTTCTTGCCCCGGCGCTTGGCCTCGGCGATCACGATGCGGGCGCCCTCGCCGAGCTTGAACTCGTTGCTCCCGCCGATGAAGGCCACCTCGAAGAGATCCCAGGGGATCTCGTCCAGCATGTCCTCCATGCCGTCCTGCATGACCATGGCGGCCGGCAGGCCCAGCTCGGTGATCCGGGGCAGCCACTCCTTGGCCCAGGCAATCGTCGTCTCGGGGTAGCTGGTGACGTGGACGCCGCACACCTGCGAGCGCTTGGCGTGGCCGGGGTTCACAGCGTTCGGGCAGGTGTGGTCGCAGACGTCGATGGCGTCGGGGGCGGTGGCGTAGATGCAGCTCGCCATGGTCGGGTCGTTCAGGCGGGCGACCGTCCGGGTCAGCCAGGCCCACCAGGCGGCGTGGTCGAACTGGAACCAGAAGGCACCCTGGTGGTAGGCGCCGTTGTCGGCGGCCCAGAAGGGGTAGCGGCAGAGCTGGACGACGTAGTTCGTGGCCGGCGTCGTCAGGAGGCCCATGTTGAGATCCCAGGCCAGGCCGCTGTCCCACAGCGGGTTGTTGGCGCCGGTCAGGTAGCGGGTCGAGCGGGCGTCGAGCTGGGCGAGGGTCTGAGCGGCGGGGGCGGTCGTTGTTGTCATGTCACCACTGTAGGGCCTAGGCGTAGTAGTTGGAACCCCTAGCCGGCTAGATCTTGCAGAAATTTTCGTGGCGGATGAGGTACGTCCCTTTTGTCCCATGCCCCGGACCGTATGGAGAGGGTGTGACGGTTATCCCTTGCCAATCAGCCGGCGGTCAGGCCGGCCTGCACATCCGGCGGGCCTCCTTGCACATGTAGGTGTTGACAAGACCCAGCCGGTCCCCCATGCTCAGCTCCGACATAGACGTCGGTGCTGGCCCTCGGGAGCCAGGACCGCTTTCCGTAGAGGAGACGACATGGCTAAGCGCCGTGGTGTGTACCGCGTGTACACCCCCAAGAAATTCCGGGCCGAGGCCCAGGACATCATCCGTAAGGCCCGCACCATCTGCGACGACTACGCCGCCCAGGGCTACGACCTGACGCTGCGCCAGATCTATTATCAATTCGTCGCCCGGGGCTGGATCGCCAACCGACAGACCGAGTACAAGCGGCTGGGCTCGATCCTCAACGACGCCCGGCTGGCCGGCGAGCTGGACTGGACGTCGATGGTGGACCGGACCCGCAACCTGATGTCCCTGCCGCACTTCAACGACCCCGGCGACTTCATCCACCGGATGGTGAACCGGTTCAACCACGACCTGTGGAAGAACCAGCCGACGAGGGTGGAGGTGTGGGTGGAAAAGGACGCCCTGGTCGGCATCCTGGCCTCGGTCTGTCCCAACGAGGACGTCGCCTACTTCTCCTGCCGGGGCTACACCAGCCAGACGGAGATCTGGGGCGCCGCCCAGCGGGTCGGCAAGTACATGGCCGCCGGCCAGGACGTCGTCATCCTCCACCTGGGCGACCACGACCCCTCGGGGATGGACATGACCCGGGACATCGAGGACCGCATGCGGCTGTTCCTCCACAAGGACGAGACGCAGGCGCACATCGCCTGGGCCAAGAACGAGATCGAGGAGGGCCGGTTCCGCTACTACGAGGAGAACGCCTCGGACGAGTGGAAGGCCGAGTGGCGCGACGACTACCGCAAGCTGATCGCTCCCCGGGAGTGGGCCGGCTTCGAGGTCCGGCGCATCGCCCTGAACTGGGACCAGATCGAGCAGTACAACCCGCCGCCCAACCCCGCCAAGCAGACCGACGCCCGCTGGCAGCAGTACGTCGCCGAGACGGGCCTGACGGAGAGCTGGGAGCTGGACGCCCTGGAGCCCAACGTCCTGGCGACCCTCATCAGGGACGAGATCGAGTCCGAGCGCGATGGTGTCCTCTGGGCCGAGGCCGTCGAGGCCGAGGAGGCCCACCAGGCGCTGCTCAAGCAAGTCGCCGAGCGCTGGGACGACGTCGTGGCCTTCCTCAACGGCGAAGGCGAGGCGGCGTGATGGAACCGACCGAGGCTGCCCGCCGGCAGGCGGTGGTAGATCTCCTCCGCGCCATCGGCGACCTCCTCCGCGAGGCCGGCCACTCCGATGACGAGGTCGATCTGATTCAGTTCATGCTGTTCGACGCCATCGAGAAGCGCCACCAGCGCCAGACCACGGCCGACATGATCGCCGAGATGCAGGGGTGGCTGCGGGAGAGCTAGACCGCCGAGTGAGTGAGGAAGTCGGTCAGGGTATCGACGTTGAGGACGAGCCTGCCCTTGGCGTCGATGCCCCGGCCGTCCACCACGGCGTCGGCCACCGCCCGCTTCGCCATGAGCATGTCGTACATGCGCTCCTCGATGGAGCCGGCCATGACCACGGTCACCAGCGTGACCGACTCCCACTCCGAGCTGAGCCGGATGATGCGGGCCTGGCGCTGGTCGAACTTCCCCGCACTCCACGGCAGGTTGTAGTTGATGAGGTAGCTGGCCTGGGGCAGGTCGAGCCCGACGCCGCCGGCATCGGAGCTGAGGAAGAGCCGGCAGTGATCGTCGTGGGCGAACTTCTGGCGGGCCTTGTCGCGCTCGGCCGGCGTCTGGTCCCCGGTGAACAGGACGGGGCGCAGCTCTTCAAGGTCATGGCGCAGCAGGTGCAGGGACTCCTTGAAGAAGGAGAACAGTGCCGTCTTGTGCCCGGCGTCATCGATCTCCCGCAGCAGGGCCTTGGTGGCCTCGAACTTCGGCGCCGGCCCCAGGCCGTCCAGAAGGCCGTCTGCGGCCAGCTCGGCGGCGTAGGCACTGCCACTGCCCTGGGCCTTATCGAACTGCGTAGCGGACCACCTGAGTAGAGCTGGATGGTCACAGAGCATCCGCAGGCAGGTAAGCCGGGACATGATCCGGCCCCGGGCGGCAGCCGACGCCGGATCGTCGTGCGCCGTCGGCGAGTAGTGGGCGAAGACGTTGAAGTTGCCGTACTGGCGAGCGGCGGTCAGCTCGGCCAGGAGATCCTTCACGATGTAGCGGTAGAGCTTGGCGCCGGCCGGGTCGAAGGGTACGGGGATGATCTCCTCGGTCACCTTGGGGAGCTGGTCGCGGACGTCGGGATCGTCGCGGCGCTTGCGGACCATGGCCGAGCTGAGCCGGCGGTGCAGCGTCGGCAGGTTGCGGTAGAACTTCACGCCGCCGAAGGAATTGCGGACGATGAACGTCTTGTCGAACACCTCGAAGCGGCCCAGGAGGTCGGGGTCGATCCACTGGAAGATCGAGTACACCTCCTCGGGCCGGTTCTCCAGGGGCTGACCGCTCAGGCCCCAGCGGTACGTCGAGCGCAGCCGCTTCACCCGCCGGCTGCGCTTGGACCGGAAGCTCTTAATGGCCTGCACCTCGTCGGCGATGACGCAGTCCATGGGCAGGGCTTTCACATACTGGAAGTCATTTACCACCTGCTCGTAATTCAGGATGAGCCAGTCCGGTGGCTCGGCCATGGCGTGGGCGTACTGGAGCTGGCGCCGGGCCGGCGGCCCCTCCACCAATTTGATGGTGACGGCGCCGGACGTGAACGTCTCGATCATGCGCTTCCACTGGTACTTGAGGCTGGCCGGCGCCACCACCATGGCCGTGGCGATCTCGCCCCTGTCGAGCAGCTCCTCGGCGGCGGCAATGGTGATCACCGTTTTGCCGAGCCCCATTTCCAGCGCCAGCAGCGCCTGCCGGCGCTCCAAGAGGAATTTCAGCGCCTCGGCCTGGAAACCGTACAGCTCGCCCTTGAAGCTCATGTGTGGCCGCCCCGCCACCCTGGGTAGTGGGCCGACATGTACAACCCGCCGCCCCGCCGCCGCTGGTATGGAGGCCCCATGTACGTCGGACCCGTTGGCCTCATCCTGTTAATTCTGCTCCTGCTGCTGTTATTTGGCTACTGGCGCTGATCACCACAGCGAGGTGAAAGCGGCCAGGCCACCGGCCAGGTGGACGCCGCGCCCGCCGTAAGTGAACACCCGCTCGGGGTCGGCGTCGTAGACGAAGCGGACGTCGGGCATGAACGCCAGCTTCCGCGCCAACAACGCCGGGGAGCTGGAGAACACCGAGCTGACGGGGACGTCCATCCCCAGGCGCTTCTCCAGCTCCCTGGCAAAGCCAGCCGGCCGGTAGGTCACGACGTCGAAGCGGTAGTTGTAGCGCCAGGCGACGTCCCACAGCAGGGCGTGCGAGCGCGGCGGAATCATCCAGCAGTCCACCGCCGTCCTCCAGCGGTGGAACTTGACCGCCGTCCGCTCCCGGGCCTCGGCCGTCTTCGAGGGCAGCGTCCCGATGGTGTTCTCGAAGACGAAGAGCAGCCGGGGAGCCACCTCGTTGGAGAGATCCCCGCCCTGCATCAGCGGCTGTCCCGCAGGTTGTCGAGGCGCTGCTCCAGATGGTCAATCTTGGCGCTGTTGCGGTCGTTCTGGCCGCAGCTCCCGGCCGCCACCATCAGGGCGCAGATCGAAATGAGAACGGCCACCGCCGCCACCCCCCAAGCCCGGACCTCGTCGTTCTTCAATCGGGGAGCTTCCTCTGCTCACTCCAGCTTTTAGCCGCCTGGTCGTGGAAGTAGTCGGCCACGCCCTGGAGCCGGCGCCGATCCTCGATGGCGAGGCAGCCCGACTCGATGACCACCGTGATGGCGTTGGCGTAGGCGTCCAGTGCCGGCGGGGCGAACACGTCCTGGCGACGGATGACCACGGCGTCGGGCACCGGCTCGCCGGTCACCTTGTACACGATGTACTTCTGATCCATGTCGTTCTCCTATTCGAGCATCAGTACACGACCGTTGTCGTACAGCCACTGCCGGAAAGCGTTGGCGTCGTTCATCAGCTCCGGGGTGAGCTGAGCGTCCTCCCGCATGACGGCGGCGATGTAGCCACCGTGGGCCTCCACCTGATTGGTGACGTAGATGGTGTGCTTGCAGTAGTGCCGCAGCTCCCAGCCCTTGCAGGTGCAGGCCAGGCGGTCGGTGGGGACGTGGAGGTACACCTCGTAGACCTGGGCGCGGTCTGACGCCTTGCCCAGGAAGATCTGGAGCAGCCGGAACTCAGGATTGCCGCTGAGCTGCAAGCCGGGCCTCCCTCCACGCTCGGAACCGGGCGCCCGGCTCCTGTTGCGGTCGTTCCCTCAATGGTGGCTCCGGTGGCCGCCACAGGATCGGATGGACACGGTGCCGGCGGATCTCGGCCGACGTCATCTCCCCGATGTCCTTGCCGGCGATGCCGGTGTAGTCCAGACAGCGAAACCGCCGGCCCTTCTTCCACTGGGCGTGCCAGATCTGGTTGCGCTGGGCGATGCCCGTTTCGTCGTTGTCGAGAGCCAAGACGACATCGTCGGCCCGGTCATGGATCAGGTCGAGCTGGTGGTTGGAGACGTAGGCACCGAAGGTCGCCACCCCACCCTCGACGCCCTCGGAATACAGACGCACGACGTCGAGCGGCGACTCCACCACGACCGCCCAGCCGTTCTTCGGGAGCTGGGCCAGGCCGAAGACGCAGAGCTTCTTCTCCAGGCCCTTTGGCCGGTTGCAGAAGTAGCCGTCACCCTTGCGCTGAAAACCGACCAGCTCCCCGTATTCGTCGTGGATGGGAATGATCCAGTGATCAAGCTCGGGATCCCACCGGACGCCGTAGTGGACGACGGCGAACCGCTCCAGCGCTCGAGCCTGGAGCGCCCAGTCAGGCGGGTCACAGAAGCTCTCCAGACGCCTCTGTAGGCCCTTAGGAGGCGCCGCCTTGGGCTTCGGGGCTTCCCGTACCCGACCGGCCTCTCGGAGCTTCCTGACGGCCGTACGGCGGGTGTAGTCGGCCAGCCATTCCGACACCTCATCGGTGTCGCCCTCCATGCGGGCGATGAGCTGGCGCAAAGTCCCGCTGAAAGGGCAGCTCCAGCAGTGGTGGACGAGCAATTCCTTGTCCATCGACCAGCTCGGCTTGGAGTCCGGCCGGCCCTTGTACTCCTCATGCGCCGGGCAGAACCCGAACACCCGCCGGTCGTTTTCGCTCGACAGCTCCAGGCCGAGGTCGGAGAGGATCCCCCACAGGTCAAGGCTGGTCATCATCGTCCTCGTACGTTTCTTCGTCGTCGTCACTCTCAAGGACGTCCTGCTCGTCGCCGAAGGCACCCCGCGCCCAGTTCCACTCGATGACCACGGTGTGCGCCGCGCAATGCCGGGCCTTGACCACCCGCAGGATGCGCTCGGTCTTCTCCCGCTGCTCGTCTTTCTCCAGGGCGAACATGACGTCGGAGTCCTGGGCGAAGGAGCTGGAGTAGCCCGGCGAGTACATGTCCAGCTTCCGGTGACCCTTGCGGCTGCCCTTGCTGGTCTTCGACATCAGCGCCTGGGTGGTCATGATGATCGGGATCTCGCGGCGCTGAGCGAGCTGCTTCAAGCCCCGGGTGATGTTGGTCATGGCCTGCCAGTCGGTCCCCGGCATCTTCGTGACCTCGTCGTGCATGAGGTACACCCCGTCGATGAACACGACGTCGGGCCGGTCGCGCCGCAGGAGAGCTGACTCCAGGCCCGAGATGGTGGCGCCCCGGGTGATGTCGGTGCAGAGCGTGAAGATGCTCCGCTCCTCGATGACCTTCTTGGCGGCGAAATAGCGCTCCTTCTCGTCGTCCTTCAACCGCCAGGAGATCAACCGGTTGTACGGCACGCCGATCTCCATCGCCACGTAGCGGCCGAACTGCTCCTCGTCGCTCATCTCGAAAGACATGAAGTACGGGACGTAGCCGTTCTTCTGTGCCTCCCGGGCCATGAGCAGTCCGAGGGTGGACTTACCGGCGCCGGCCAGGCCGGCGATGGTAACGAGCTGAGTGGGCTGGAACCCGAGCGTGGCCCGATTGATGGTCGGGAAGCCAGTCGGAATACCGATGAGCCCGTCCTTGGCGTCGGCCCTCGCCATCCAGATCGACTCGAAGCGGGTGAACAGGTCGGCGACGTTGGCCTCCTTCGCCTGGTCATTCAAGCTGCTGGTCATCCGCAGCGTCTCGGCCAGCGCCTCCCGGGCCGCCACCGGATCGTGCTGCCCGATGGCCGTCGCCCAGCGGTCGCCGCCCTCCTGATGTAGCCGGATCTCATAGCGCTGCTTGACCTGGGAGATCCAGTAGTCGAGCGGCTCGTCGGGCGTCTTGAGCTTGAAGCTGGGGAACTCGTTGCGGATCACGACCGCGGACGGCGAGCGCCCATACTCCTGCAAAAACTGCCGGGCGCGCCCGTATATCCGCCGTGGCTGCTCCTCGGTGAACATATCCTCGGTAACGCCGGCCGCCACCACCGACTCGAAGTCGATGTCGTAGGTCGCTCGGGCGATGAGGAGGGCTTCTGCCGTAGGCATTGATCTCAGGCGTAGGCCACGGCGTATTTCGGCTCGCGCTTCCAGTGCTGCCACAGCGCCGCCTTCATGGCGCTGCGTTCCTCGGTCGTCGCCTCGGGGTGGTCGGCGACCCAGGCGTCGAGGTCGGCATAGACCCGCTCCCACATCTCGACGTTGATCTCCTGAATCTTCGGCAGCTCCTCGGCGTAGATGTCGTCGCGAGCGGCGGCGATCCACTGCTCGGCCTGCTTGATGAAGAGCTTGCCGGCCGGTGCCTGGATGTCCGGTGACCAGGCGTCCCTGAAGAGCTGGATGGCCCTCTCGATGGTGCGGTAGTCCACCCCCTGATCGTGCCAGCGCCGGAAGGCGCCCCGCATCTGGACGTGGGTGGCCGGTGTCGGGTGACCGAACTGGAGTGTCCGGGCCATGTTCACGAAGTCGGCCGCCAGGGTGACGGCGTTCATCCTTTTAGTCCCGCATTTCTTCGGGGTCTTCCCCCCGGTGGGAACGAGGCCGTCGTTGCAGGGGTCGGCCGGGTTATTCATTTCTGCCACCTCCCCGCCGGCTCGGCCGGCTGTAGTTCCTCCTTCAAGTACTCGTTCTTTATGGGGGTGGTCAGCCTCAACCACCCCGGGGGTGGTCAGCCCTGACCACCCTCCCAACACCAGTTCGTATGTGTTCTCACGCTGCCCACCGTGCGCCCGAAATTGGGGGGTTGTTCGGACGTAGCCGAACCCTTCCAGCCGGCGCAGATATCGCTTCACGTTGCGTGGATCGGTAGCGAGAATCGCCGCCAGGGTGGCGATCTTGACGTGGCACTGGCCGTTCTTGTCGGTGAATAGGCCCAGGGCCTCCAGGGTGCGCCGCAGGACCGGCGTCAGCCTGGGGTCGAAGACGGCGGCGGCCGGGACGCAAGAGAAGCGTTTCACCGCGACAATCCGCTGGTTGAAAATGACGAGCCTGTGGTATGTTCCCCCATGCGTGGTTCCTTTTCTCGGTGAGGCGGGCAAAGGACTAGGAGAGCCCCTGGAGTAGCGGCCAGGGGCTCTTCGCTTTTCTCGGACTCAGGTCACCGTTGACCCGTCACCGGGACGCGAAACGGGGAGCACCCCGTAGAGCTGCTCCCCGTTCATGTGCCACCCCCCGTCTCGGTGAACCGGAGGCGACCATACCGCACCTACCGGACCAACGGGAGGACGTATCAACTGGAGGACAATCCGCGACCAGCGTCGTATCTAACTGGCGTCCGCGCGACGTACTCTGCGAGACACCCAAGAAAAAGTGCAGCTCCCCGGCGTGACCCAGGGAGCTGCCGACCGGTACCTGCAAGGAGGACACCGATCATGCCAGCGAAAACTACGCGCTCGGCGCCGGCAGCGCCAGCTCCCGAGCCGACCTCGACTGTGACCCTGGTGGCCGAGGGCGACGCCGCCCTGGTGCTGCACAACGAGCGCCTGGCCGACCCTCTCGACCCCGTCACCCGGGCCATCGCCGCCATTTCCAAGAAGCGCTCCAAGACCGAGGCCGACCATCTGGAGATCGCCCGACTCGAATTCCTGGGCGGCCTGTACCTGAACGGGCCGGCGGAATTCGATGACGGCCACTTCATCATGGGCAAGGATGTCAAGCCGGCCATCCCGGCCTGGAACGTCCTGCGCTGCCTTCAGGACGGCGCCACCCGGCACAAGCGGGGCAAGGACGTCCTGCGGGGCTGCCACCCCCTGACGGAGTTCGCCGAGCTGCACTATGACGGCCCGACGGACCCGGACCTGATGTGGAAGTCCGGCGACTTCTCGCTGCGGAAGACCGTCGGCGTCCAGCGCGCCCGCACTGTCCGCACCCGGCCGTTCTTCTCGCCCTGGAGCGTCACGCTGCGGATCGAGGTGGACCCCGTCGTCTTCGACCTCGACACCCTGGCCGTGATGTGGCGGGAGGCCGGCCGGTACGCCGGGCTCGGCGAGATGCGCCCCGTCTACGGTCGCTTCATCGGGCGGATCCAGTGAGGGGGCCGGCCAGCTCCGAGCCGGCCCACCGCCTCGGGGTGGCCCTGCGCCGCCTCGGGACGATCATGGGCATCAAGAGCGTCCGGGCCGAGGAGGAGATCCGCCAGGAGAATCACGGCGGTGACCCTGTCGGATTGACAGCGAAGATGGAAGCTCGGACGGCCGAAATCGAGAAAATCGTCAAGCTCTCGGAGGAAGGGCTGTAACTCCCCATGGCCGGCCGCGGCTTCGCAGCGTTCGGCATGGCGGGGCTACACCCGTCCCGGCTGGGCTTGGTTCGGCTCCCCTCGGCACGGTGTGGCGCGTCGCGGCACGTCAAAGGGCGCGTCGTGGCGAGGCTCGGCCATTCGAATCACCGGCGAGTCCCGGCTCGGCAAGGCCCGGCAGGGCCAGGCACGGCTCCCCAGCGGCATGGCGCGGCGATACGTTGTCTCGGCAAGTCAAGGCTCGGCCAAGCAGTTCGCGGCGGGTCTTGGCGCGGCATGGCTCCCCTGAGTCTCGTCTGGCCCCTGGTGCCAGGGCTGGGCGAGGCAGGGAGCGGCTCCCCGCGGCGCTGCTGGTCCGGGTGAGGCATGGCTCGGTAGGGCTCTGGCTCGACCCGGCATGGCTCAGCTCGGCCAGGCGTGGCTCCCCTCATGACCAGGCACGGCAGGACACGGCCAGGCGAGGCAAGGTGTGGCTCCCCTCTGGCTGGACCGGTCCTGGCTAGGCGAGTGTGTCCGGGCCAGGCTTGGCAGGGCACGGTACGGCTCCCCTGCGGCTGGGCCTGGCGAGGCTGTGCGGTGTCGTGACCGGGCATGACAGGTCAGTACCCGGCAAGACGGGGTTAGGCAGGGTGCGGCACGGCGTGGCTCCCCTTCACTCGGCGAGAGGAGGTATGGCTGATCTAGGCGAGGCGGGACGTGACTCCCCGCGGGTGAGGCATGGTGCGGCGTGGCAGGCAGTGGCGGGGCAGGACGGGACAAGGCTCGGCTCCCCAAGTCCCGGCATGGCGCAGCAAGGCATGGCAAGACGCGACCCGGCAAGTGTTGGCGAAGGCGAGTCGAAGGCCCGGCGTGGCTCCCCGGGGTTCGGCTGGGCCATTCCCGGCGCCGCTGGGCCAGGCAGGACAGGGGCGTGGCAGAGCTGGGCACGGCTTGTCGGGGCTCCCTATGGCACGGCAAGGTGCGGCCAGGTGCGGCCAGGCCGGACATGGCATGGCGAGGTGAGGCTAGGCCGGTCCCGGCCGGGCTCCCCCTCATAAAGGCAGAACGGCGGCTCTCACGGGAGCCGCCGCTTTGCTATGACCTGAAGGTCAGGCCAAACCGAGAATCCGCCTCGCCTCAGTAACCTCAGACGGCGGCCGACCGCGCCTCGGCCTGTACTGATCGATGACCCGCTGTGCCTCAGCCCGGCTCATGGTCCCGCCGCCGTTCGTCTCGGCCGGGGCTGGTGTGGCCTTCTTGGCCGGCGCCGCCCGCTTGGCCGGGGTGGCCTTCTTGGCCGGCGGGGCGGTCTTCTTGACCGGCGGTGCCACCTTCTTGGCGGCCGGCGCCCTCTTCGGTGCGGTGGCCTTGGCCGCCGCCGGCTTCGACTCGACGGCCATGGCCGCCTTGGGCGCCGGCTGGGCCTCGGCCATGATGGCCTCGACGGCGGCGACGAACGCTTCGGATGCCTTCTCCAGTACGGCCAGGAGGCGGCGCTGGAATTCCGACATGCCCGTCACCTGCCTGACCTCCTCCACGATGTCTTGCTCCATATCCAGTACGGCCACGTCGGTGTCATCCTCCTCGGGAAGCGAGAATTCCTCGTCCTCGGGCAGCTCCCCGTCCTCGTCGGCCTCGTCCTCGTCCTCGTCAGAATCGAGATCGTCCTCGGCCTCGGGCTCAGGGAAGTCTGAGGACTCGTCGTCCTCGTCCCCATTTTCTTCCTCTTCCGCAGGAATTTCATCCTCGGGAGCCGGTTGACCTGCATTTTCAGCCTCGTTCAGGTCATTTTCGGCCACGATTTCGGCCTCGGGGATCTCGTCCGACACCGGCTCGTCGGCCTCCTCGTCTCCGGTCACCAGCTCGATGCGGTCGAGCCCCCGGGTCAGCTCCAGCAGGGCGATGCCCTTGGCGTCAGCCTCCCGCACGGCGTCGAGGCCGGCCTCGTCCTCGTCGTCCCAGAGGACGATCAGCTTGCCGTTGCGGGCCTCTTCCAGGAGGCTGGCAAGTTTGTGGGCCACGGCGGTGGACTGGTGCTGCCGGCGGGCGCCGCCCAGGAGTGCCTTCAGCTCCTTAACCTTCGCCGTTGAATCATCAACAACAGCCTCGACAGGGACCCCGTTGTCCACGGCGAAGGAGCTGACCACCTCCAGGGCGGGGTTCCAGAACGCCTTGGTCATGGGGAGGATGAACTTGGCGTTGCCTCCCTCGGCGTCGATCAGGTCACGCAGCAGGGCGTACGCATTGCGTTTCTCGACCTTGCCTGTCCCGACGAACCCCAGCGTCAATTCCGAGCGCGCCATCTAGTGCCCCTTTCTGTTTTCCGAGGGTGCCCGCTGAATTCGCAGATTACCGGACTGGCCGGCGACCGGCCGTGGACCGGAAGAAAATCTGCTGCTTTTTATCGTCGGAAATCATGGAGAGGCAAGCCCGAATTTCGTGAGCTACCGAGGCGAGGCCCCACGCACCCACGATGACCAGCCACTCTGTTCCTGCAAGGGTTCCGAAAATTCCTACCAGGCCGAGGGAGATAGCCGACTTCGTCCATGCCCGGGTCGGCCAAGGGATTAACTCCTTGACGAATTCGGTGCCCTTCATCGCCGCCAGTGCCACAAGGATTAACTCCATTGAATCCCCGATTCGTCGTCCGAATTCGGGAAATCTACAGCGGCTGGGCGTAGTGCAGGGTGTAAGTGATCCCCATCGGCAGGAAATCGGTGATGCGGGTCACCAGGCGTGAATTCCTGACCGCCCGGCGGTGGTAGTAGTGCGAGCGCGACAGGTTGACCGTGGACTCCCAGAGGTAGTCGGCCACCGAGGTGCCGTCCATCGGGGTCGAGCCGTCGAAGTAGGGCTGGACGACGGGGCTGGCCTCGAAGAGGACGGCGTCGTAGTACTGGACGGCCGCGGCGTCAGCCGACAGGACGGTCAGCACCACCGCCGCCCAGGCGGCGCCGGCCGGGGCAACGGCGGTCACCGACACCTGGCTCCAGCTCCCGATGACCTGGGTCACTGGCGTGCCCTGAGAGGTGCTCAGAAGGCCGCCAGAGGCGTTGTACCACCGGATGTCGGCCCGGAGGCTCTTGGCCGTCCCCGACGCCTTGTAGACCGACAGGGAGCCGGTGTAGAACGACCCGGCCGTGACCGGCATGCCGGCGGTGCCGGCCGGCGTGGCCGCCGTGACGTCGCCGTTGGCCGTGACGGTGAGGGCGAAGCTGGCCGACCCATAGAGTCGCTGGGCCGTGGAGCGGGCCAGGGCGGCGTTGGTTGTCGTCCAGGAACTGACGTCCGTCTCGGCCGAGGAATTGACGACAAGGTTGACCCGCTCGGCCAGGAGGGTGACGTCCACCGTGCCAGCCGAGGCCGAGGTGACTTCAGCCGACCAGCCGGTGAGCACCTCGACGGCCTTCTCCAGGCCGAGCGCCGTCCCCTTCAGCTTGTAGATGTAGACGGCGTTGAGGAGCTGGCGGCGGATGAGGGCGCCGCCCAGCTCGGCCTCCAGGGGAAAGCCCAGCTCGTCGGCCAGGTAGGCCAGGAGCCCGTAGGACATCAGGTCGGGGTCCATGACCCACAGCAGGGACTCCATCTCCGAGCGCAGCGTGTTGCACTCGTAGCCGATCAGGCTGAGGTAGGTCTGGAGCATGGGGAGCCCCAGGTAGGACGAGATGTAGATGTCGTCGTCCCGGTAGACCCCCGGCGTCAGCTCGTAGAGCCGGTCGGCGTAGCCGTAGTCCTTGGGCAGGAGGCAGACGGTGTTGCCGGCCCGGATCCAGTCGCCGGCCGGCGTCGTGCGGACGAAGATCGAGTAGTAGTGGAACCGCAGGGGGGCGACCCGGGTGTCCTCGTAGGTCTGGGGGTCGGGCGGCAGGCCGGCGATGAGGACGTTGCCGCTGCCGTCGGTATTGCTGGCCTCGACCAGCAGCGTTCCCTCGGTCTGATCCATGGGGAAGCCGGTCATGCCCCGGACGAGGCGCAGCTTGTCCCAGCTCCCGCTCGGGTGGCCCCAGTTGACCTTGATCCGGTCGTAGAGGTCGGGCAGGGCTTCGAAAATGCCGAGATCGAAGGCGTAGCGCGGCGGTGTGCCGTACCGGGCGGTGCCGTAGAAATGGACTCCGTAAATTGCGTAGTCGGGCATGGCCCAGCTCCTACAGCTTGATCAGGAAATTGACCACCACGTAGGGCGGGAGATTGGCGTCGGTGGCACTGACGCCGGCATTGTTGTTGGTCAGGGCGTGGCCGTGGTTCGCCCCGTTGTTCGCCAGGTCGGTGTACTGGCGCTCGATCATCCAGCCGGTGTTGCCGTGATTGTGGTCGGGAGCGGCGGCCAGGAGCGTGTCACCACGGGTGAAGGTAACCATCCACCCCGAACCGGTGTCGCTGGCCCGGAACGGCAGGGTGTTGGCCCGGATGGCGATGATGTCGGGGAAGGCCGGGTAGCCGCTCATACCGGGGTCGGTCGGGTGCTTGTGGTTGCCCGACCAGCCGGTCGTATGGGTGTGGTCGGTGTAGTGCTGGTGGTCGGCATTGGCATTCGCCAGAGTGTTGGGGTGGCTGTGCTGAGGCACGACCATGTCCTTCGAGCCGCCCGTCGCCCCGAGCGTCGAGCCCGTCCCGCTGGCCGCCTTTCCGAGCGGCATGCGCTGGCGGAAGTCAGGGACGTTGAAGTGCGTGCTGTCAGCCGTCCCGTAGGCCGTCCCGATGGCCTGGTACAGGTTGTAGTACGTGTCCGAGCTGGTGGTGCCCCGGGGGTAGCTGGCGCCATCGCAGAGTGCCCAGCCAGCCGGCGCCGTCCCGCCGCCGAACATGATGATGGTCCCGGGCGGGATGACGGAAGCGGCCAGGGAGAGAGCGGAGGGCATCGGGTGGATGTGGTCTTCCTTGGCCGGGTGCACCCCTGAACCGGCCGAGCCGGCCGCCCCGACCACGATGGCCGAAGGCGTGACGGGATTCCCGAGAGCTGCGCCGAAGGTGTGCCGGGTGTCGATGTCGTGGCCCGGAATCGTGAGCCCCACCCAGGCGGCCCCGGTGTCGTGGGTGTGGGTGGTCGCCGACTTCCCTGTCTCCAGGGCGGCGGCGCGGTCACTGACCGTCGTGCTCGTCGTCGCCCCGATGTGAGGGTTGGTCCCCAACGTGGACTGGATGGCCGTGATCTCGGACTGCACGTCATTCATGTGCAGGGCGAAGACCGTGTCGGTGAGGTCGATCTTGGTGGAGAAGCTGCGGATAGACCCCGGGTAGATGGCGGGCATCAGACGATCCCTCCTGTTGCATTCACGGTCACGGTCCCGGCGATTGGGATCTCGTTGGCGGCCATGACGACGTCGGCGGCGGTCCCGGGCGTCCCAGGCGTGCGGCCCAGCATCGACGTCGTGCCGTAATCCACGCCCTCGGTGGTGTTGATGGCGTGGTAGACGTCGCTGAGCGACACCTGCTTGCCGAAGTCCACGGCGCTGTAGGCGAACAGGGCGTTGATGGCGTTGGTCACCGCCGTCTGCACCGTGGCCCGCTTGTAAGTCGGCAGGACGTTGATGGTGACCGTGACGTCCACCCCTACGTAGGTGGGGTCGGCCACTGTCAGGGTCGTGCCGATCAGCATGCGGGGCGTGATGTAGTTGGTCACCGCCGTCTTGACCGCCGCCGAGGCGGCCGAGCCCGGGTTGTTGACCGGTGCCACCCGTACCGTGACCGCCGTGGGACCGGTGGCCGTAGCCTTCGCGTGGCCGACGCCGGTTACCCGCCGGGCCAGGGCGGCGAAGTCGTCCACGGTCACGGCCCGGTTGATGGCGGTCAGCGAGCGCGGGGCGTTCTTGCGGATGGACTCCAGCGTCTCGGGGTCGGCGCCGCCCGTCGCCGCCGAGGTGTTGCTGACGCTCTGGACCGGCTGGGACACGCCGCTGACCACCACCGGGTTGGTGAGCTGGGTCAGGGTATTGGCCCCGACGTTGCCGGCCGAGCCGTCAGCGATCCGGTAGGTGGCCTGGATCTGGGCGCCGGTCAGCGGGACGCGCCCGTTGACGTCGTCGCCGAACTCGATCCAGGTGATACCGCCCTCGTCAATCGACGTCGTGTAGGCCGGGTCGTAGGGACCGACGTCGATCAGGTGGTCGTGATAGCTCCACTGGAGAGCTGCGCCCGACGATTCCACCACCGTGACTGACACCGAGCCATCCACCACCGGGGAGCGGAACAGGGCGTAGCGCTGGTACAGGGCGCCGGTAGACGTCGCCACGACCTCGCTGGTGATCGTCTGCCCCTGGGTGGCGGTGACGGTGGCCGTGGCCCCGCCGGAAGCCAGCGTGAGATCGACGTCAGTCTCAAAGATGAGCGGTGTCTGGCCGATGTCGGGGATCGTCTGCACCTGGGTGCCGGCGGGGATGGTCACAGTCCCCGCCGACGGCGGCGTCGTGAACTGGAGGGTGGTCGAGGCCGCCGTCATCCCGGTCGGCTTGTAGTCGAGCATCTTGGCGATGGACAGCACCGAGCTGCGGAGGATGGCGCTGTCGAGGTACGCCTCGTTCGCCACCCGGTCGGCGTAGAACGAGAGCATGTCCCCGACGTAGGCGAACAGCTCGATGAGCACGATGCCGAAGTCGTTGGGCGACTCGCTCGTCCACTCGGGCATCCGCTGGCGCTTGGCGTTGATCAGGTCGGCGCGCAGCGAGGCCCAGTCCCTCGACGAATAGTCAATCGGCGGCAGCGGCTCAGGCATTTATCCTCCTCAGCTCGGCCACCCGGCCGTGGCTGTGGGCGTGACGGAAATGACAGCGACCTTGACCTCGCCGGTCGTGACGAGGTGGTACTCGACCCGGATCTTGAGAACACCGGCCGCCAGGTCGATTTGGTCGATGCTGACGTTGTCCACGGTCACCGCCGGCTCCCACTGCTGGATCCCGGTCTTGATGGCGTTGACCAGCATGGCGGCGTGGAGGTTGTCGTTGGCCTCGAACACCGCCAGGCCGGCGCCGCTCCCGTAGTTCGGCCGCATGACCCGCTCACCGGGGTTGGTTCCGATGATCGAGCGCAGCCGTAGGGCGATCTCCCGGGTCAGGTCATAGGTCGCCATGATCTTGCCGGCGCCGTCGGGCCTGAACGGGATGTCGAGAGCTGCGGAGCGCGGCATCAGGGTGCGGGCGCCGGCTCAGGTGCCGGCTCCTGGGCATTGGCCCACGACGCCATGCAGTTCACCGTGTCGAAGTAGTGCGTCTGACCCTGCGGCGGGTTGACCGTGTACCAGCCCGCGGGTGTACCAACGCCGGGCTCGGTGGACTTGCCGCAGTAATCGCAGATCCACACGTATTTCATCATCGAGCTGCTCCTAGTACTTGATGAGGTAGGTCATGACCATGTAGGGCTGGAGGTTGCCGCTAACGGCAGCGGCAGAGCTGGGGCCGGACGTGTTGATGTTCGGGCCATCGGAACCTCCGCTCGGCCCAAGAGTGTTCGGGGTACTCGGGCCACCGGTAGTGGTGGTGTGGAAGTGATTTTTCATGCCGTGGTTGTGCTGCTCCAGCCCATGCTGGTGCTGGCCGCTCATCCACCCTGAGGCGCCGTCTCCGTTCGGCGCACCTCTGGCGGTGCCGTCGATGTTGAGAGGGATCGAGGCGCCCGGAGCGCGCTCGTCTTCCCACGGTGCTTCGGAGGCGAAGCCCGGCCGGTCATGGTGGGCGTGCGCCGTGGCGTAGTTGTAGCCGGTGTTACCGATATTTCCTGTGTGCCAGTGGTTGATGCCGTGCCAGTGGTCGGCGTTGGCGTTCTGCCAGCCCTGCGGGTTGGCATACCAGTCCGATGTGTTATCGCTCGGCCCGCCGCTGTTCCCTGTGTGCGTATGGCTATTCAGGCTGTGGGTGTGGCCTCCCAGGGTGTGGGCGTGGCTCGCCAGGTCGTGGGTGTGCGGGGCTGTCGAGATCTTCGAACCGCCGATCTTGCCCAGGGCGTTGAAGTCAGCGTCGCCACCGTCGATGTGGACGATGGCCTTGCCCTTGAGGTTCGGCAGGAGGAAGTTGTTCGTCGGATCGACCGGGTTCCCGTACATGTGCGTCTGACCGAACGCCGCCCAGAGAGCTGGGTACTGAAGCTTGGCGACCTCCTGGCCGTTGCAGGCCAGCCAGCCGTCAGGGACGGCCGAGCCGGCGTAGGGCATGACCAGGCCGGCGGGGATGATGGCGGCGGGGAAGACGGAGACACCCATCAGGCCACCGCTTCGTACATGAATTGGATATCGACGTCGTGGCCGTTCGCCCACGTCCAGGGGTGCGTGGCGTCCACCGGCTGCTCCGTGCCGGCGGGCCATGTGGCGTGGTACCAGAGTGACAGGTTATTGGGGGCATTCCCGTCGAGCCGGACTAGGACGTTCTGACTGGCGCCGCCGCCCCACAGCTTGGCCGAGCCGACGATGGCCCAGATGCTGATGGCGGTCTGAGCTGGGAACGGCAACGAGAGACACCACTTGTTGCCGGCCGTCCCGAACGTCGTCGTAGAGCCAGGCAGCAGGCGCATCGTTCCAATGACGGTGCGTCCGATCTTCGTGTACCGACAGGCGAGTGTCCCGTTGCCGATGGCCGGGGCGGTGCCCCCGCTCGGCGTGCTCCAGACCGGCGTGAAGGTGTTCCACGCCTCGGAGGCGACCGTGGCAAGGGGCATGGAGCCCACCGAATAGGTCGGTACCGCAGCGCCGGTGATGTCTTCGACGGTAATGAACGCAGGCTCCCCCGCACCAGCCTGCATCGACATGGTGCTCGTCGCCGTCTGAGCGTAAAGCTGATAGGTGTGCGTGCCTGCGCTGGGACTCAGGACGTATGACACCTCGACGCCGAAGTCATTGACAGTGTTGCCGATCCAGAAAGGCGTAACGCTCAATTGCGTGGCACCCTCCTGAATCCAGAGGTTGCCCGCCATTCCGGCGGTGGCTCCTCGGAAGCAGGCGTGGCCGTTGATACGCAGCGTACGGCCCGCTCCCACCGTGACGGTGACGAGAAGGTTGGTCAAAGCCGTGTTCGTCGTACCGATGCCGATGCCGAGCCCGGTGCCCTGGCTGACGGTAGAAACTACTTGGCCGAGCAACGCCGAGGGAGCCGTGTTGGCTGGGGCCGGCGTTGACGTAATGTCCGCGATTTCAAGGGTGGCCGGGTAGTTCGTAGCGGCGTTGCTGGTCAACGTGCCGGTGCCTTGCTGTCGCCACATGTTGACCTGGAAGGTGTGTGTACCGGCCGACGGCGAGATGATCGTGCTGCCCACCATGCGTTCGCCACGGCCAGCAGTAGGAAGATCGGCAGCAACCTCATCAATGGATGCGCCGTCCATGAAAAGCTGCGAGATGGCGTGGTCGGCAGAAACCGTGCTAGTCGGGTAGACCGTCCACTGCGCCCGCAATACCCGGCCCGCAGGAACGGTGATTGTCGCGCTCAGCCCAGTAATGTTCGTCGCCGTATTAACGATGCTGCCCTGGTTGGTGGTGACGATAGCCTGCGCCAGCAGTCCGACCGGGATCGCCTGCCCACCATAAGGGTTCTGGAAGCCGGTGATGTCCTCGACCAACAGCAGTCCGGGGATGGTGCTGTACCCGCCGAACGTCAGCGTCCCCGCTGAAGTTCGCGCCGCCAGTCTGAACGTATGTGTCCCGGCGGTCGGACTGACGACGCCAAGGGCGGTGATCTCAGTAGCGCCCGTTGTCTGAATGTCGGCACCACTGTCGCAGATGTAGTTGCTGTTCTCGTCCAGAATCGTTAAGCGAGCGGCAGCGGCCACGGTACAAGACACGAAGCCGAACCCGGTGATCAGAAGAGTCCGCCCCGCAGGAACGGTGACAGTCACTGCCAGGCCGGTGAGGTTGTCACCGGGAGCGACGGTGTTTGTCGTCGTCTGCGTCGTCGTCGTCTGAGCCCGTCCGAGCAGTGAGCCCTGGCTCTGCTGGATCTGCTGGGGGTAGGTCGTGATCGGCATCAGTTATCCGCAATGAAGGTGATGCCGTTAAGGCTGCACCATGCGTTCGATGCGCCAGCGGCGTTGATTACTTGGCCGTCGGTCTGCACATCCACTCGGTTCAGGACGTTGTTATCTCCCATCGTGGTGAAAAGCGCCTTGAGCCCCGGCCGGTATCCTGCCGGCAACGTCATCATGCTCGTCCCCAATGTGCCCGAGCGGACCAGCCCTCGCAGATACACGATGCCGGCGACCTTGCGGAGTAGCGGCGCTGTAGCAAGACCCGAGTACCCGTTCGGGCCGTAGAGGTTGTCGTAGACCACCCAGCCATTGGTGAGGGTGACATTGATCCACCCTGAGTCGCCGGGGATGATCGGACGCCACGCTGTCCCATCCCAGACCGACATCTTGCCGGTGTCAGTCTCGAAAATCGTCATGCCGACCCACGGCGAGCTGGGCCGAGCTGTGGAGTTGGCTGGCGTCACACCGTTAGCCGTCAAGACTGGCGACACACTCTGCGGAGAGATGTCTTCGATCAGGAAGTAGTTGGTGTCGGTGCCTGCCGTGTTGTAGACGCCCACCGTCCCTGTTCCGGCGTCCCGCCCGTACCAGACGGTATAGGTGTGTGAGCCAGAGCTGGGTGTGACGATGGTTGAGACGAAGAGATCATCCCCGTTGTTGGCCGCCGTCATGTGGAGGTAGGCAGCGTTTAGGACGGTGCCCGTTTCATCCTTCAGTTGGAGTACAACCCGGTCGCCCGCCACGGTGGAGGTCATGTGCGCCTTGGCCGAAAGCCGCAGCGTGCGACCGGCCGCGACCGAGATAGTCGAAGTCAACGTCGAAGCGACGACGCCGGTCGTGCTCGGCTGCGAGAGGTTACCGAGGTAGGCCAACGTCGAGGACGGGGCCGTGTTCGCCGCTGCGGGGGTTGGGGTGATGTCCTCGACTTGGAGGATTGTCGGGTAGCCAGCTCCAGCGATCAGGGTAATGTTCCCGCCACCGCCGTTGTCCAGTGTGGCCGAGAACGTATGTGATCCCGCCGTTGGGCTGACGATGGCCTCGCAGGTGAATTTCTCGGGGACGTTCGCAGCCGTCAGACGCAGGTCGGACTGCTGGATCTGACCCGTCTGCCCGATGCCCGTTGCCGCAGCGTTGTCCTGATAGAGCCCAACACGCCCGCCAGCCGCTACGTTCACCTGCGAGTTCTGAAGGTACGTCTCGAACTTGACCCGAAGCGTTCGACCGTCAGGGACGGTGACGTTGACCGACATGTAGTTGTTGAGGTTCGTCGCCGCTGCGCTGTTGGCCGTTACTCTGGCTTGACCGAGCAGACCTACCGGCACCGAAGTCGAAGCAGTCGGCCAAGGTTGCCCGGTCACGTCCTCGACATAGATCGCTCCGGGCCGGTCAGAGGCATTGTCGGTAGCCAACGAACCGGTACCGCCATATCGCTGGGCGGTGAGCTTATAGGTGTGGGTGCCAGCAGACGGAGAAATCACCGTCACCCCGTCGAAGATCATGTAGCCGCCAGCCTGCTGGGCATCCTCCTGCCCGTAACGGCCGAGGTAGGTACTCCCCTCCTTGATATAGCCCACGATCCGGTCGCCAGCAGCTCCCGCTTGGAAGCCAGAATGTCCGGTGATCTTGAGCGTGCGGCCGGCGGGAACTGTGACTGTAACGGCCAGGCCGGCCACGTCAGTCTCCGTTGCTGTAGCTCCAATGGTCTGAATGGTGGTGACCTGGGCCTGTGCCAGCATGATCGCTGACGGGCTTGCAGCCGGCGTCGAGATGCTGACCCCGGTGATGTCCTCCACGAGCAGGAAAGCCGGGAAGGTCGCACCGCATGTGAGCGTGCCGCTCCCCGTACCGTTCAAACGCAGCAAGGTGAGTTTGTAGACGTGCGTTCCGGCGGTCGGCGTGATGATGGTGTCGCCCGCAAACGTCACGTCTTGAGCGGCAACACGCAGCACCTCATCGACGGTGTTGAGGAGCGTCGCCCCCTCTTTGATCCGTAGGCTGAAACGATCATCGGCCACTGTGCTCTGGATGTTCGCCCTGGCGCTGAGCCGAAGCATTCGACCTGCCGGGACGGTTACCGTCACAGTGAGGCCGGTCAGGTCCGTTTCGGTCGTGATCCCGCTCTGGTTCGTCGTTACCTGAGCGGAGCCCAGTTGCGCTGACGGCGAACCAGCCGCAGGAGCAGGCGTCGAGGTTATGTCTTCGATGTAGAACTGGCTGACGCCCTGGTTGGTCGCCGTTCCCGTCCCAGTCTCTCGGGTGAACGCCAACCGGAAGGTGTGCTGCCCAGCGGGTGGTGAGTACAGCAGGTCAATGTTGATCCACGTCTGTCCCCATGAACCGCCAGGGAACGTCTGGCTTATGCGGTCACCGATGTTTGCGCCATCCATCTGGACGGCGAGCCCATACACATCCGTGGCGTTACCAGCTTGGATTCTGACCCAGGCGCAAATCCTCAGACTCCGCCCCGCTGGGACGGCGACGGTCAGCGACACCCCTAGGTCGGTGTAAACAAAGTTTGTCCCGGAGGTAGTAACCGCACTACTGCTACCGCCGTATTGGGCCAGCAGTCCGACCGGCACCGACTGCGGCAGCACCGGGAGCTGCGAGCCGGTGATGTCCTCCACCATGATGAAGGCCGGCTGCGTCGTGCTGGCCGTCATCTGCATGGTGCCAGAACCAGCAGATGCCCGCAGCTTGTAGGTATGTGTCCCCGCGGCAGGAGTGCGGATCACCTCGATGGGAATGTACTGATTCGAGTTCGCTACTACGACCTGCTTGTCCGAGTACTGGACGGTCGTACCGTCCTCGGAGATCTGAAGATCCATGAAGCTGTTCGCCACGCTGAGCTGGAATGCCCCGGCGCCGCTGATCCGCAGCGTTCTTCCAGCCGGCACCGTCACAGTGACGCTGAGCCCCGTCAGATCCACCAGCGTTGTGATACCGGTCTGGTTCGTCGTCGCCGGGGCGTAACCGAGCAGCGGCGTCTGGGCCGTAACGTTCTGTGCAGGCAGGGTATCGATGGGCATTAGACGACGGTCACTCCTGAGGCGGTAACGGTCAGAGCTGAGCCGGCGCTGGCGCGAGCCTGGAGCGACGCCCCGGTCGGAAGCACCGAGCTGAAGGAGAAGGCCACAGTCGAGTAGGCGCCGATCTGCTCCTGGGAGAGGATGTTGTTCGCCACGCCGGCCGTTCCGCCCGAGGGGACATAGGAGATGTCAAGTACCACCGCTGAGCCCGTCGTGTTGCAGACGATGATCTCCTTGACGATGACCGTCGTTGCGCCCGGTACGGGGCCGTAGACGGTGCTGTAGCTCGTCGTGAGCTGCGCCTGGCCGAGCTGGACGGGAGTGAAGGTCGCCACCTAGAAGCCGCCCATCCAGAAGAGTGCCTCGGGGTTGAAAGCCCCACCGCCGCCGCCGGACACTGCCGCCCAGGTGCCCGGCGTGCCGGCGGCGGTGCAGATGTAAATCGAGCCGTTCTGCGTGACGATGAAGTCGCCCACGGCGAAAGTACCGGTGGTCGGGGCGCCCGACGTCGTGCCACCGACGTGCCGCGTCGCGGCGGTTGCCCCGGTCAGGCCGGTGGCGGCGAAGGCGGGAGCGGTGCGAACGGCGAGATCTTTCATGGCGCCTACCCGAAGACAATTGCGCGGTACTGGTTGGAGGTCGGGGCCACGGTGAAGACGAGGGTCACCGTGTTCGTGGAGGTCGCCTGGAAGTCGGCCTCCATGATGGCGAAGGGCGAAGAGTTGTCCCGCAGCATGACCATGACGTCCTGGGTGCCGAGGTTGTGGGTCACGACGATGGACGTCGAGCTGCCGTCGCCGATGCTGGTGGCGTATTTCCGTACGGCTACTGTCGTGTCGAGGGCGAAGGTGGTACCGGTCAGCGTCAGGCCGGCGCCGGCCAGGTACGTCCCAGCTCCCGAGAACTGGGTGAAGGTCAGGGAGGTGGTGCCGACCGTGATGGGGTTGTCGGTGGTCAGCACCCAGCCGGTGTCGGCATTGACTGTCCCCTGCTCCACGAAAGTGAACAGGCCGGCCGTGACCTCGGCGTTCTGGTCGGCGTCGGTGGCCCGGGTCCATGAGCCGTTAGCTCCGGTGCCGAGGGTCGTGACGACATAGATGCCGTTTTGCGAGGCCGTCGTCTGGTTCTTGACCAGCACCCGGTCGTTGGCCGCCAGGGAGATGCCGTCGAGGGTGTTCGGGGCCGCCGCCAGGTTGATGTTGCCGATGGCCGGCGTGGTGGCGACCCGGACGCTGGCCTTGATGTCGAGGCCGGTGGCGACGCCGTCCACGTAGTTCTTCGTGGCGGCGTCCTGGGCTGACGTCGGGTCGGCCAGGTTGATGATCCTGAAGCTGGTGCCCCAGGAGACGTTGGCTGTCGGCGGCGAGAGAGCTGACAGGGCCACGGCGGCGTGCGCCGTGTTGTCGTGCGTCGGGTTGCCGTGGGTGTGGTCGGAACGGGCTGCCGTCGAGGCCGCTCCGTTGGCGCTGGCCGCCCCGAAGGTCTGCTCAGCGGTAACCGCACCGAAGGGAACCGACGTCCCGTCGGCAGCGATCCAGCCCGAGCCGTTGTAGTAGTACAGCTTGAGGGCGACGGTGTCGAAATAGACCTGGCCGGCGACCGGCGAGCTGGGAGCGGCGGCGAGGTTCTGGACCCGGGCGTTTTGCAGCTCGTTCTTGCTCAGGTCGATGGGGGTCAGGAACTTGCGGGCCATGGCTGCTCCCTCAGCTCAGGTACGCCGTGCCCGAGAAGGCCCCGGAGAACGAGATCTGCATCTGGTTGACGGACGGGTAGGAGATGTCGCCCTCGACGTTGGAGCCGCCGCTGTCCACCACGGTGACGTTGGGATAGAACCCGAGGTTGTGGTTGATGACCCAGGGGTTGGCCGGCGTCCCTTGGGTGAAGACGTAAGAGGCCGGAACGGCGGTGTAGGTGACGTTCACCTCACCGACGCCGGCATCGTCGGTCACACTCAGGGTCGTGTTGGTGCCCGTACGGAAGTCCACCCGGGGCCGTGTCCCGACGAGTGCCCCGTCCTTCGCTACAGCGACCCCTGTAGAGGCCGCTGCGCCCGTCGTAATGGGAGAGAGGATGGAGATGCCCATCAGGTCTGCACCACCCCGGAGATCGTCACTGTGAGGCTGCTGGCGGCTCCTGCAATGGCCGAGATGAAGTCCCCGGGGTTCATGACCGTGGACAGGTCGAAGGGAACCACCGTGTTGGCCGGAATGGTGGTGCCAGGGATCAGCCGATTGGCACCGCCGGCCGTACCGCCGGCCGGGACGATGGAAAGACTGAGCGCCACGCCAGTCGTAGTGACGTTCGCCACGATGATGTTGGTCACGATGACCCGTAGAGCTGTCCCGGGGACGGTGTAGACCGTCGCCTCGGTCACACCGGGCTGCCACTGCGCCAGGCGGGTCGGGGTGACGGCCATCAGCTCGTCACCCTGGTCATCCAATGGGTAATGTTCTCGTCCTCCAGCTCGGCCTCGACGTCAGGCAGCGGCGGGAGAGCTGTGCCGACCTTCATCCAGGTGCCGAGCCAGACCGGGTAGTGAGGGTCGCCGCCCTCGAAGATGACCCATACCGGATCGCCGGGATCGAGCGGGGTGATGCCAGCGATATTCGGCTGCGCCGGCCACGCCCAGTCCGATTCCGACTGCCCGAGCACCTGGGGGATCTGGGCTTTGATCCGCCCAAGGTTCTCCGGGTCATCGACCTGGGTCACGACGCCCTTGTAGATGCCGAAGAAGTTGATCGGCATCAGCTCACCCCCACCTGCCAGCCGATGCCGGCGGTCGTGGCGATGGTGATGGCTGTACCGTTGGCCGGCGGGGTGGTCAGGGCCGTCCCGATGTTGCCGAAGGCCGGGTTGCTGACGCCGCCTGGAATGGTCGCCGCATTCCCCCGTAGGAATTGGACGGGCGTGGTGGCGAAGGCCCCGTTCTGAAGGATCAGGACGTAGTACAGGCCGCTGGCCGAGTCCGTCGTGTTCGTGGTGTAGGTGGAGCTGAGGGCGAACTGCTTGGTCCCTGTGGACGTCAGCAGGGCGCTGGCGTTGAGGTTGGCCGACTGGGCCACGATCTTGGCTGCCGTCGCCAGGCCGACGTAGAAGCCCGTCGGAGCCGTCCCAGCTCCCGCTGTGGTGACGGTCAGGCAGACGTTGGTGATGACCGTGCTGTGAGGCAGCCAGAGGGCCACGACGTCGCCGCGCTGGGAGGTGGTGGCGCTGCCGCCCTGGGCCATGGACGGCCCGAAGTTCCAGTTGATGTACCCGAGGGCCTTCGCCAGGGGCTCGACCGGCTTGACCAGGGACCACGTTCCCGGCGTCCCGCCAGCCGTACAGACCCAGATGTTGCCCGTCTGGGCGATGACGTAGTCGCCGGTTGCGAACGTTCCCGTAGTTGGCGGGCCGCCGGTCGTGCCCCCGGCGTAGCGCGACGCCGACGTCGCGCCTGTCAGCGTCGAGCTGAGCCCTCCGGTGAAGGTCTTGGCCCCGCTGATCGTCTCGGTGCCGGCCAGGTGGACGACGAGGGTGTCGATGGCCCTCAGCCCGATGGCCGTCGTGTTGGCGGCGATGTTGGCCGTGTTCGTTGAAATCGAGACGGCATTCCCCCGAATAGCCGTGTCGATCAGATCGAAATTGGCCGACAGGTCGGTGGTGACGTTGACCGTGTCGGTCGGATCAGGCTTGCGGAGGCCGTAATTCGCCGTCGTCGTCGCCATCAGTGCGTCCACCCTCCGAAGCCGGCCCAGCTCACATGCGAGGCGTCGTCCCATGTCCAGGGAGCTGCTACTGCCGCCGGCACCGGTACCGACCGCCTGGCCCAGCCTGAGCGCCACCGGCCGCCGGTCAGCACCGTCGGCGGTGGTGCACCGGTCAGCTCGCCGAAGGGGTCGGTGCGGAGCTGGGTCGGCTGGCCCGGTCGAGTGAATGAGGGCCAGGCGCCGCGGGTCGCCCGGCCAGTCCGCAGGTACATCACGTAGGAGCCGTCAATCTGGGCGATGTCGTGCTCCACCTGATGGACGAACCACTGCCCGATGTAGTCGTCGGCCACGTCCTGGATGTAGACCATCGAGCCCTGGGCGACGGCGGCGTCGCCGTCGGCCTCGACGTCGGCCTGGATCGGGAACCGGCTACGACGCTCGATGCCGGCGTGCTGGGCAAGGGCGGCGCCGGGCGAGTCGGCCACAACATCTGTCTGGATCGCCAGCGGGCTGGCGCTGTAGCCCGACACGGTCGTGAACAGCTTGCCGGTGCGGGTGTCCATGCCGTGGCTCAGCCGCCGCCGTCGTGTCTCGTCCACGGTCAGGCCAGCGATGGGCCGGAACACCTGCACGGTGAGCAGCGGGGCGGTGGTCATGCCCCGGCTGACCAGAGCGGCCGGTGAGAGGAACCGGATCTCGGTCCCATTCACCGCCAGGACGTAGCCGATCTGATCCGCCAGCCCGAGCATGAAGTCCCAGGCACTGCCGTTGGCGACGGTGTAGGGCCAGACGACATTGTGCGCCTCGACGTCGGCCGATAGCAGGCTGGAGGTGGCGATGTCCGTCACGATGGTGTCGTAGCTCTGGTAATTCCATGTGTGCTGGATCGCCTGCTGGAGGAACATCGAGGCGCCGATGCACACCACCTTCATGGTCTGCGTGCCCTCGACGTAGAGCGGCTCGACGTGGTGGACGTAGCCGTAGAAATCCTGCGACACCTCCGTCCGGTAGCCCCACTGGATGTGAACCGGGGTCATTTCCCGCAGCTTGTCCGGCAACGACGCAGGAGACGCCACGAACGTGGCGACGTCGTGGGCGTTCTCCGTCTGCACGATCAGCACGCTGGTCGGGCGCAGCTCTCCCTGATCAGGGATCGTGACGTCAGCGAATACTGGCGGCATCGGGAATCCTCAGCGCTACGCCGGCTTGGATGTCGTCAGGAAAGAACACCTGGGGGTTGGCGCGGGCCAGTAGCCACCACAGCCCGGGGTCGCCGTACTCCTGGGCGGCCAGGATGTCGAAGCGGTCACCCATCGCAGCAGTGCGGTACTTGTAGGTGACGTTGCGGTTGTCGGACGCACGCTCGAAGAGGACGGCCCACTTGAAGCTGCCATCGGCCAACGTGGCCCGGACGCGAACAGCGTTTGTGTACCGAGACGACTGAAGGATCATGGCAAGGTCATCGTTCCGAGATCCCCGCTAATCGTTGGATCGTCAGGGAGAATTCCAGTGAAGTTGTTGTCACTGCTGGAGCTGGAGCTGGAGGAATTCTTCGCCGCCTTCGTTTGCCAGTCATCACCGCTGTAGGTCTTGACGTCGTCCTTGCTGGCGAAGATGTTCGAGGAAATCCGGTTCATGTTCACCGACACGGTGCAGCGCATCGGAACCATGTCATGGCTGAAGTGGGTGTAGTCCACCGAGAAGCTCTGGATGATGCCGTTGAACTGGAAGGCGTTCGGTGTGCCGAGCAGGACGGTCACCGGGCTGAGGATCATGACCGGCCGGTCCTCGCTGATCCCGCAGATCTGCTCCAGGCAACGGATGTCGGTGAGCACACCGATGTCGCTGCCGTTGATGACCTCGTAGGTCCGGTCGAAGAACAGGTCGAAGGAAATGATCGTGTTCGAGTCAGCCATTGGGATCTGCGGGTTCGTCTGGGACTCGTCCAGTGAACCGATGGGCAGGATGTTCGGGTTCCCCGAATACTGGAAGGTGATCTCGGCGGGGTTGAATTGGAAGAACAGCGAGAAGGGAGACACCCGAGACACGTCACCGCGCAGCGATCCCTCCCGCACGGTGCCGGTGTAGATGTAGGGCGTGTTCTTAGTCGGCGAGGACACCGAGAACCCGCCGCCGAGGTCGGTCTGGATGGGGACGATGGCGCCCCAGAACGTCGGGCCGGCGAAGATGTCCATCAGCGCCGAGCGCGTCCCAACCCGGCGATGGCGAGGATCGAACTGGGCCTGCTGCCGGCTTTCCACGAATTCCCGGCTGTACCGGTAGTCGGACTGAGCGAGCTGGGAGGTATCCGTCGTCGCCGTGGCGGCGATGGGCTGTGTCGCCAGGTTGAGGCCCAGGACATTCGCGACCGTGGTCCGAGCGTCGTTGATGTAGTTCTTGGCCGGGCCGGTGCCGGCCTTGGCCTGGGAGAAGTCTGGGCTCCACGTAGACCAGGGCGTGAAGTTCTTGCCGCCGCCCGAGATGTCCATCATCGCCTTAGCGTTGTAGGCCGCGTCGGATAGCAGCCGGTCGAAGTCGTACTGCGAGGAGTGCGCCGGCCGATTGATCTGCCAGATGCCGTAGTCGTTCGACAGGGAGATGGCGTTTTGGCCGATGCCGCCGCTGGTCCCGCTCTCAGCTCGCGCCACTGCTACGGCAATGGTCAGGTTGCTGGGATCCTTGAGCCCGGCCTGGTAGGCATAGCGGGCGACGGCCTCGGCCGAGAGAAAGATCGTGGCGTTCTGAGCCATCAGCCCCCTCCTCCCTTCGCCAGGGCGAGCAGGCGGCTCCGGTCTTGCAAGATCGTCCCGAGGTAGCGGGCTGTCCGCTCGGCCTCCTCGGGCGTCGCCCTGGCGATCTGGAGGTTGATCTCGATGCGGTGGATGACGATGCTGTTGGCCGCCTGGCGAGAACTGAGCGGCTGGCGGCCGGCCGGCATCGGCTGCGGCAACGACTCGGCGCTCCAGGCGTCACCGATCTGCGTACCGCCGGTCGTGCCGGCGATGGCCGTCGCCTCCTGGTATGCCTGGGCGCCGCCGCGCACGACGGTAGGCGCCCGGACGTCGGGGCTGACGGCCTTGGCCTTGGCGGCCGGTGCCGGGGTGGCCGGGGTCGTGGCCGGTGCCGTATTGGTCGTGGTCGGGGCCTTGGACACGGCGCCGACGGGCTCGTAGTGCCACGCCTCTCCGAACTGGGCGCCAACGTTAGCGACGCCGTATTCCTGGGCGTGCTTGTCCAGCCAGGCGTATTCGCTGGGCGGCCCGATGTCAGCGGCCAGGCCCGTCTCATGCCGGCTTTGGCCGACCGGTGCCACCGCTGCCGTCCGCTTGCCGGTGAGGAGCTGCCAGCGCAGGTACGCCTGCTCTTCGTGCGAGCGCCAGCCGGAATTGATCCGCAGCCGAGGGTTGGCGGCGAACATGGCCTGGAGCCGCTTCACGAAGTCGGGGTTGAGGTTGGCGCTGTTGCCGGCGCCCGGTAGCGGACCACCGCCCGGCGTGCTGTAAGGCTTGGGGGGATGGGCCAGGAGGTCGGCGTCCGAGGGGACGGCATCCCCCTTCGGCCAGGGGTCGCCGAACAGCCCGGAGATCCCACCGATAAGCCCGCCGACTATGGCACCGCCCGTAGAGGTGATCGGGGCGAAGGGACCGCCCAGCGCGCCGAGCGCCAAGCCGGTAGCTGCACCGCCGGCAGCTCCACCGAGAACCGATCCGATCTTGCCGCCGGTTCCCTTCCCACCAATATGACGGCCAAGCCAGCTTCCGCCTATGCCACCGGCCAGCATCAGTCCGCTTGACAGCAGCGTGGCACCTAGACCGAGCCCAGCCGTTCCTTCGGCTGCACCGCGAGTCAGAGCGCCGCCAACCGTAGAAAACATTCCCCCGATACCTGCACCGAGACTCTGGGTCAGGCCGCCGGTACCGGCCTCCTCTGCACCGGCAAAGCCACCAGCCATACCTTTGCCGCCGAAGAACGCCTGGAACTTGAGTTTGGCCTGGGCTGCGAGAAGCGCCAGGATTAGACCTGACAGAGCCGCCTGAAAGCCCGGAAGTTTTTGTGCTGCGTATTGCAGTCCATTAGCAAGTGGCTTCAGGATGGAGGTCACAGCCTTGATCACCGGTACCAGTGACGTCGTGAGTACGTCTACCAGCGCCGAGATCGACTGCCTGAAGTTGTCGATCTGCCGGCCGGTATCGTCGTAGCGCTTCGCCAGATCCTTCTGCACCTCAGCCGGACTCTTGCCCTCGGCGCGGGCGATGCCGTACTGCGAAATCAGCGTCATTTGGTCTTCGGTCATGCCTGAAGCGGCCAACGACTGGTACAGCGGCGAGCCGGGACGCAGGCCGTTACGGAAGAAGGCTTCGCTGCCCACACCCCGGTCGGCGTAGGCCCCGTAGATCTGCTCCAGCAGGCCGTTCTGGCCGTACGCCTGGAACCGGCCGCCGGGGGAGGCGTTGATCGACCGACCGCCGATCATGCCCTGGCGCAGAGCGTTGACCGTCTGCGGTGACATGAAGCCGGCCACCATCTGGGCGGCGCCCTGGAAGTTGGTACCACCCATGACCGCCATCTGGCCGGTCTGGCGCATGACCTGTGCGGCCTGGGCGCCGAGCTGGCCTTGTGTGCTGCCAAGAAGCCCAAGCTGGGCGAGTGTCGCTGCACCGCCGTACAAGTCCCCGGTACTAGTGAACCCAGGTGTCGGATTGCCGGGTGTGCCTCGCAAAAACCGCTGCCATGTCTGAGCCTGAGCCTGGCCGCCGTACGTTCCGGTCTGGGCCATAGCGAGACGGGTCGTGACCCGCTCTCGGTTGATGACGTTGCCAACCTCGCCACCGATTATGCGAGCGATTTGCGGCAACACCACCGCCAGCTCGATTGCACTGACACGCGGATCCCTGGCGCCTCCACCGCCACCTCTACCGCCGCCGCCGCCTCCACCGCCGCCTGGTGGTTCCCTGTCCCCAGGCGGGGTAAGGAGAACGCCGCCAGCCCGGGTCGCTGCTGCCTCGCCGGGCCGCATCACCTGGGGGAAGTTCGCCGGCCGTGAGCCCGTCTTGAACTGCCCCATCGATGTGCCGGCGACGCCGCTCATGGCGCGGGCGTAACGCTCGGCCTCGTTCGCCAGCGTCTTCATCTGCGTGGTCAGCTCGGCGATACGAGCTTTCACGGTTTGAAGGTCAGACAGCACCTTCGTATCGACCGAGATCATCGGCCGGTTCCTGGCACCGAACATGTCGCGCAGCCGGCGGCCTGGACCGCCCGGCCCCATGCCGAAGGCAGGCTGCTCAGGAGTGGGCGGTTGAACCACTCGAACGCCTCTCAGCCAGCCGGCACCAGTACCGGCGCTCGCGAACGGTCAGTGCTGCTGAGTCCGAGTGGCTCCAATTCCATGCGCTAGCTAGTAGTCCGTATTGAAAGTGCCGCAGTTGGTACCAGGCTTCGTGGTGCGTGTTAACGAAAAAGGTCGAAGAGCGTGAGGGCCAGGGGGAATTGCTTTCCGCACACCGGGCAGTCGATGTCCATGGTCTGATACTTCGGACCGGGCTGGCCCTCACTGACGAGCTTTAGCAGCTCACGCCGGTCGTGGATGCCCATCTCCCGCACGCCTTCAATGCCGACCGGAACGCCAGCCTTGTCCTTGACGCAGCGCGAGAGGAGCAGGGAGTTCAGCTCGGGGACGGTCTTGTTAGTAGCGCCGAGCACTGCTTCCTGATCAGTGCCGATTGCCAGATGGGCCACCAGCTCCCGGCCGTCCTTGGTGGTGTAGGGGAAGGAGCGCTCGAAGCGGTTTTCCAACTCCTTCACCGGGATGTCCTTGGATAGGTCGTACTGGAGATCAAGCTGTTCGTCACAGGCCGGGCAGTTGACCGTCATTTCCAGCTCGTTGCCGTAGGTGGCCTGGCGGATAGCGATCAGCAGCATTTCCCGGTCGCCGATCAGCAGCGAGCCCAGCATGTTGTTGTTCGGGTTCTCAAACGGCCCGAGTCTTGTCACGCCCCGCTGGAGCAGAAGCTGAGTGAAGCGGGCCAGGCTCTTCACCACTTCGGGTTTCGCCAGCGCCTCTTCGTCCACGCCGGTCAGCTCGCGAACGTCGGCCTCGGTGTAGATCTTGCCGTCAGCCGGATGGATGTATCCGCCCGGCAGGTACACCGAGCAGTCCGGCGGCGGGTCGATCAGCGCCTCGGCGGTGGATGGCGACAGGGCCTTGCGAATTACCTCGTTGGCCGCGCCGGGGTCGGTACGGGCGTCGATGGTGGTCCGATCCTGATCGGCCGAGATGATGCTCGAAGTTTGCTCCATGTGGTTCTCCTGTGTCGTGGATTAGAGCGAGACGGCCCCGGTGCCCGAGGCGACGTCGATGACGAAGCCTTCGTGCTCGATGGTCATGGACTGCATGAGCAGGGCGTTGCCGCCGGCATCGAAGTCCGAGAACTGGATGCCCGAGGGCCAGCCGTTGAAGATCTGGAAGCGGGCCTTGATCGGCGTCACTCCCATGGTCACCGGGTGATCGAGGACGTCGAGCACCATGTCAGCCCGGAAGTCGTTGCCGGCAAAGCCCCGGCCGCCTCCCTGGACGACGTGGAAGATCTCGATGTACCAGGCCCACAGGGCACCGTCACCGACGGCCACACCGCGCTGGCAGGTCAGGGCGGGGAATTCCGTCTGGCCCGGCATCTTCCGGGTGGTGGTGTTGTTGCCGCCCTCCCGGTAGTTGATGGCCGGCGTGTTGGCCGACAGGCCGGTGACGGCCATGAAGCCGAGCTGGAGCATGCCCGAGATCTGGGGCTTGGTGATCGTGAAGCGGAACTTGAAATTCCGCAGCGGGTCGGTTGCGAGCGGGTGGACGACGACACCAGCCATCAATTCCTCCTTACGCCTGGACGGTCACGGTGGCGCCGACCTCACGCTGGCTCAGCGTGAAGATGACGAACTCGGCTGGGAACTGGAGCGCCACACCGATCTGGACGTGCACCTCGCCGGCCGCCACTGCCTGGTCGGTGTTCAGCTCGGCGTCGCACTTGACGAAGAACGCCTCGTCGGCCGTCGTCCCTCGCAGCCCGCCCTGCTGCCACAGGTCGAGCAGGAACCGGGAGATCATCGACTGGAGCACCAGCCAGAGGCGCTCGTCGTTGGGCTCGAAGATGGCGAACCGGGTCGAGTTGATCAGCGAGCTGCGGATGTAGATCAGCGTCCGGCGCACCGAAACGTACTTGTCCGAGCCGCTCAGCTTGAGCGTCCGGCCGCCCATGATCACCACGCCGGCCCCCGGGATCTGCCGGATGGCATTGACGTTGGCGGCGTTCAGGGTGTCGAGGTCGGAGCTGATGAGCTTGCGCTCGACGCCCAACGCCCCAGCGATACGCGTGTTGACGCCGGCCGGCGTCTTGAAGACGCCCCGGGTGGCGTCGGTCTGGGCGTACTGGCCGACCACTGCCCCGCCGGGCGGGATCGTGACCATGGCCCCCGGCGATGTACTGGCCGGGTCGGCCACTTGGATCCAGGGGTAGTACACGGCGCCGTAGGAGCTGGCCCCGAGCGAGCTGGCATAAGCCGTGGCGCCGGGGACGTCGGTCCCCTGGGGCGGCGAGGTCACCACGAAGACGTCGCCGCGGTTGGCGGCGTAGGTGATGGCGGCACCGACCGCCGTCGTGTTGCCCGGAAGGTTGAGCGTCAACGGCACCTCGACGCTGTCGAAGACCGTGAGCGCTCCAGCGATGTCGGCCGTACCGCCGTCGTTGCCACCGGTCATGACGGTGCCGGTCTGGACCGCCGGCCGGTTGGCCGGCGCCGCCGTAGCCGTGTGCTGGTCGGTCACGGTGATGTACGGCGAGCCACCGGTCGGGCTGTTGATGAGGTTGACGACGTACCGGCCGTCGGTGGGGTCCATCGACAGGTCGAGCCAGCGTTCCACGACATAGGCGTCGGTGGACCCGCCGAGCTTCACCACCAGGGTGAACCGGTCGGTGCCGACGTCCACGACGTCGATGTAGAGCTGCTGGCCCCACAGCCCGGGGTTGTCGGCGCTGACGAGGAGGGTGTTGATCCCCGGCGCCGTCGAGCGGTCCTTCAGCATGACGCTGGCCGGCAGGGCGCCGGTCCCGACAGCTCTCGCCACCCACGCCTCGCGCCCGCCATTGGAGAAAAACTCGTAGAGGGCGTAGGGCAGCAGGTTGGTGGGGCCGGTGAAGCCCCCGAAGTTGGTCAGGTACTGGGTCCACGACGTGATCCGGGTGGCCGTAACCGGCCCCCGGGGGTTGGCAGCCAGAAATGCGCCGGCTGAGAGGGTGGTCGAAGTTACCGCTTCAGCCGGGCTGATCGTCTCTTGGAAGTAGACCCCGGGCCGCTGGTAGCTGGGCATCCGTAGCTCTCCTTGTCGATGGAATACAAGGGAGTCCGAATGGGTGCGCCAGTTGGTTTTCCAAAACCCGAAGGGGCTCTATTCGTGGCAGTTGATCTCTGAGAACCAATCCCCAAGTCCGACGTCGATGGGGAAGACGAAGTCGATGGTTTCGAGCTGGTGGACGTCCCTGATGGGCGCCGCCCACAGCTCCGAGAACACCCGGAGCTGGAAGATCTTGCGGAACTGCCGCTTGCCGAATTCGTCCAGGCGGTCGCCCGGGGTCATCTGGAGGAGCTGAGCGCTGAAAGGACGGATGTAGGGCGACGCCTGCCCACCGAGGCTGCCGTAGCGGCCGGGGAACGTCGCCCAGAACTGCCGCATGATCTGGCGGTCGTGCTGGTTGTTCCGGGCGTAGCTGGTCACCTGATAGGTGAGGTTCATGGCGACCGGCCACTCGGTGATGAGGATGCGCCCGGGAGCGGCATCGGCGGCCATGTCCGGCGGCCGGTAGCCCTGGACGGTCGGGCGCATCTGGCCGCCGCGCTGGGCACGGTCGAGCGCCTCGCCCACCCCGATCAGGTCGATGACCATGAAGGGGTACTCCTGATCCCGCAGTTCCATCTCGGGGTGGCGGTACCAGACCCTGACCGGTTGGCCGGCGGGGTGCTTGGCATCGGTGACGACGAACCCGCTCAGCTTGGACTTGAGAAGGTCATCCTCCTCATCGATCCACGGCACTAGCCCTGCACCACCCGATCCACCAGGCGGTGGCTTAGATCGCCTTCCAGGCGCCTCTGGTGGCTGTTGAGGACCGTCCTGAGAAGAGGAGCCGGCGGTCGGCGGTCGGTGCCGTACTCGGTGTCGAAGGCGGCCTCCTCGTCCTCGTCCCCGGGCGGGAGGCCCATGTACGTCTCGCCCTGGTCGGCGAACACCCCGAGCTTGTTGGCATAGCGCTCCCAGGCGCCATGCGCTGCCTGGCGGGCCTCGTCGGCCAGCTCGGCAAGAACAGCCTCAGACTCCTCCCGAGCGATCTGCGTCAGCTCCTGGGTGGTTGGAGGCTGCCAGCCCTCGAAGGGGTTGTTCACGCGAAACATCGAGGGGCGGCCTCCGTCTGGGCAGTTGTGAGGCCGTCCAGCGTGGGCGGCCTGCTGCCGACCTTACTTCACCCAGAGGTCGAGATCAGTGCGAGGCCCTTGGCGGGTGGAACGCGGCCGGCGCTGAATTCCGCAGGCGAGGACGATATAAACCGCCACCACAACAAGGCTGGCGATGACGAAGGCCGGTGTCCAGTGGCTCGCCGGCTTTTCACTAAGGCAGACGTCGTCCCCGAAGCAGCCGTGGGTCAGGAGCCCAAGAAGAGCGATCCAGCCGGCATACAGCACGGTTGTGAAGGCAGCCACGACGAGAGCGGCCTTCTTCCCCCAGCGGTGCTTCCCGAGGAAATAGACGCCGAGGACCGGCGAGAAGATGATCGCCGGAATGACGAGGAGGCAGAACAGGAAGGCTGCGCCGCCGATGAAGAAATTCCCGACACCATCGATGGCTCGGTCCAGCCCTGTGTCCACTTTGAGCGGCTGCTGGGGGTACATCGCATCGTCACTTCCATCTATGTCAAGCCCTTACCGGCTACTACTTGCATCTTACGCCTGCCGGCGCCGCCCCGGTAGCAGGACAAACAGGACGAATGTCCGATTTCGGCCACCGCTCAAGGACGAGCCGCCCGATGCCGACAACCTCGGGCATGGAGCACGATTCGGACTCAGGCTGGGTGACCTTCTACCGCACCTGGCACAAGGAGCTGGGCGCCTACGTCCTGACCCAGAAGAAGGACGGGAGCACCCGGACGCTACTGGAGGGCCGGCGGGAAGTGGGGCTGGTTGACCAGCTCTTCGTCGCCCAGCGCCGTCCCGTCCACACCCACCACGACCTCGAAGCGCTTCAAGCGGCCTGAGATCTGGAACCGCCGGACCTCGAAGTACCGGTCATCCCAGAGGAACCGGTCCTTCAGGTGGAGACGGGCGTCGTGAGGATCGGTCATGCCGGCGTCGGCGGCCATCTTGGTCCCGAACGTCAGATGCGCCGTGCTGATGGCGTAGAAGCCCTCCTCCCGCGGCACCCGTCGGTCCTCGTCCCTGATGACCACCATGACCGGCAGGACGATGGGCGGCTTCCAGAGGGCCTCAGGGGACTCGTCGTAGATCGGGTGCTTGTAGCTGTTCTCGTAGTCGAATTCCCACCAGAGAATCGTGGTGCCGATGTAGCGCTGCCACCACTTGTACCCCTTCTCGATCTGGTGGATGTAGTCCTTGACCCGCATCAGACACCCGGGTCAATCGGAGGATAAATCCGAACGGGCGTCGAGTAGTCGTCAAACTCCTGCGGGAGATACAGCGGGACCAGCTTGTTGGTCGTGCGCGACACCCGGCGCAGGTCGAACATCTCGATGCGGAACGGCCCGATGTTGAGCGCCTGGGACAGCTCCCGGTATTTCGAGTCCACCGAATTCAGCATGGACATGAGCTGGTTGAACTGCTGGCCGCCGGGGATGTGAATTCCCTCGGGCGTCGTGATATCGACCTGATGGGCGTGCTCGGCAATTTCCGCCCACAGGGCCTCCCGCACCGCCAGAAGGGCGATGGCGTACTCCTCCGAAGGCGAGAGGTTGTCAATGTCGAGCGCCGGGACCCGGCCCTTGGCATGTAGGTCGAAGGCGATCTCCACGAACTGGGCAATGTCGGCGGGGATGGCCCAGAGGCTCCCGACGCCGTCCACCATGAGCGTGAGCCCGACCGTGACCGGGGCGCCCAGGGTGATGACGCCCTCCCGGGGCTCGATGACGTACTGACCGGGAGCGGCGGGCGGTGTCGGCGCCGGCACCAGGGTCGTGAGCGTGGTGCCGTCTGTCGTCCACACCGTGAGCGACCCCGGATCGACGTTGTCAGAGGGCAGGTCGAAGCGCTCCGACACACCATCGCCCGGCACCCGGGCCTCGAAGCTCTCGCCGAAATCCCGGGTGATCAAATTGGTCTTGGCGATGATGCTGTCAAGTGACATCGCGCAGCTCCTCCGTCCTCCTCATGCTACGGCCTTCATCGAGGGTCATTTCCTGAGCTGGCGTGACTGACGCCCGCCGAGCGGTGTCGGTCATCGTCGTGGCGCCGACGGCAGCGAGCTGGCGGTTCTGGGCGACCATTTCTTCGAGGGGTGTAACCGTGGCCCGGCGGGTCGTGTCGGAAATGGGGACGGCCCCGACCGTGGTCGGTGTCGGCCCCAGCGGCCGGTAGTAGCGCCCGAGGTAGACGACGAACACCAGGCCGTAGCCCTCGACGGAAACGGCGATCCCGAAGTAGCCCTGGTACCGGTAATCGGCCCGGCCGACGGCCACGGCGGCCAGGAGCCGGGCGAGCTGGAGCTGACGGTTGACGTCGGCCACCCCGGTCCCAGTGACAGCGACCCACCGGCCCGGGGTCAAGGTCCGGTTCACCTGGCCGACACCCGTCGTCTGCACCCAGAGGTGGAAGTAGATAGCCGGGGCAACGGTGACCTGGCCGACACCGACCGCCGCAGCCCGCCTGCTGGCCGACACGACCCGCCCCATCTGAGGGTGGCCTGTCGCTACCGTTGCCACCTGGCGCATGCCGGTCAGGCTCCGCGCGATGGCGGCTATGCCGGTTGCCCAGGCCGCTACCGCCTGGGTCACCGTCTTGCGTTCGACCATGGCCGCCTGGCCGACGGCGGCCACGGCCTGGCTGAGCGAGAACCGCCGGGTAATGGCCGCCGTCCCCGTCCCGCTCGCCGTCAGGCTGCGGTAACGGGTTACGGACCGGGAGGCGGCGACCGAGCCCGTTCCTACCACGGCGACCGAGCGCAGTTGTGTTACGGAACGGGCCAGGGTGGCGGTGCCGGTCCCAGTAGCAGTGTAGGACCGCCGCAGGGAACGGTGAGCGGACACGGCGACAGAACTGGCTCCCACCACGGCAGCCACGACGCCGTGCCAGCGCGCCTGGCTGTCGGCCACAACACCGACGCCCAGGGTGGCAATGGAGCGACGGTAGGAGGCGAGGCGCGACGAAGCGGCGGTGCCGGTACCTATGACCGCCTCGGAGTGACCGATGAGGATCTGACGGCTGACGACGAGAATGCCTGTGGCCGCGGCGATGACGGCTATCGTCAGAACGCTCTGGACCGCCACCGCCCCCACACCGGTCACGGCCACCGTGCGGCCGGCGGTCACGCTAGGGACAACGTCGGTCGAGCCCACCCCGGTGACGGCGACGCTACGGCCGAAGAACGACTGCCAGTTCGCCGCCGTACTGCCTGTCCCCGCTACTGCGAACGCTCGCATTATGGACAAGGTCTGGGTGGCAGCCACCGCCCCCACACCGGTCACGGAGCCGGCCCGGAGGAAGAAGCGAATCTGGATGCTCACCGCTTGGCCGGTACCGGTAGCGGCCACCAGCCGCAGGAAGAGCCGGCCCTGTGTACTTGTAGGCACGCCGACCCCGGTCACCGCCAAGGAGCGGTAGAAGGCGAGCTGCTGGCTGATGGCCGGGACACCGAGTCCACTGACCGCCGCAGCCCGCACGAAGGAGCGGAGCTGGGCTACAGCAACGACGCCGACGCCGGACACCGCCTGGGACCGGAGTCGCGTCGTCACTGTGCTGGCGGCCAGAACGCCCAGGCCCGTCACGGCGACCGCCCGGCCGGCGGTGACCTTGCGGGAGGCACCTGCTGTGCCGACGCCACTCACGGCATAGGCCCTGTACCGAGTGCTCTTGGTCGAACTGGCCGGCGTCCCGGTACCGATCACGGCATAGGCCCTGGAGTAGGCCACCGTCCGGGTGGTGCTGGCCGAGCCCGTTCCGGTTACAGCCGCCCCCCGGAGGAAGAACTTGACGGCCGTCGCTCCAGCGACCCCTGTACCGCTCACAGCGGCCTGGCGGCTGTAGAGCGCCTGTCGGGCCACGGCCGGCGATCCGACCCCGGAGACAGCCACAGAGCGGGCTCTGGAGACGATCCGCGAGTAGGCGGGGGAGCCGGCCCCGGTAACGGCGAACGGCCGGCCGAGGAAGAGCTGGCGGGCCAGAGCCGGGCTACCGACACCGCTCACGGCGAAGGACCGCAGGAGAATCTTGTTCTGAACGGCGGTGACCTGGCCGACCCCGGAAACAGCTCCAGTTCGAGCGGCTGTGACTTGCCGGGCCGCCACCGCCTGCCCGATTCCGCTGACCGAAGCCGACCGGCTGAAAACTAGTTTTCTGCTCGTTGCCGCCGAACTGGTCCCGGTGACCGCCTGGGACCGCAACAGCAGGAGTTGACGGCTCATCGCTGACGACCCGACGGACGTCACCGCCACCGTTCGGCCGTAAACCTTGGCCGAGGTCTGAGCGACCGACCCGATGCCGGTCACGGCAGCGGCCCGGCTGTACAGGGTGATCCGACTCGCTGCGACGGTACCGACACCTGAAGTAGCCGTCGCTCGACCGAAGGACTTCACCGCCGCTTGAGCGGCCACGCCGACACCGATCACGGCAAATGACCGGCTGTAGCCGACGAGCCGGCTGGAAGCGGCAGTTCCGACACCTGAGACGCTCGCCGAGCGACCATAGACTTTGGCTTCGGTCGAGGCGACCGAGCTGACAGCGGTCGCGTTGTAACTCCGGGCAAGCGTCTGCTTAGCCGTGATCGCTACCGAGCCGACACCTGTGACAGCAACGCTCTGGGAATAGTGCTGGGCGCCGCCCCACCCCATCTCGAAGCGGGTGAGAGCCGCTCCCATTTACGGCGTTTCCTCAGTCCACTCCGCCGCGATTGTCCACGTCGCCGTGGGTGAAGTTCCGCCAAGCGTCTGGATGAAGGCGAGGTGGATCTCCTCGCCCGTTCCCCGAATCGTCGGGCATTTCGCCGGATGTCCTGACCAGTCCCATGACCACGAGAACGTGCCTACTGCAATAGCAGCCCGGAACAGGCGAATCACGGCTGTCGAGACACCACCACCAGACGGCGCCGCCGTGTAGTGGACGGGCGCGCCCGTCGCCGCCGGATCGTTGGTGTCGAGCGGGCCACTCGATAGTGGCGTCCCCGTCGTTCCGCCTGTCGAAGCTGACGCCTTCCGTAGTACGACAGGGAAGAACCCGGTCGGAGCCGTGCCGCCGATTACCACAGCGACATCAAGGTGAGTGAGCTTGACTACTTTCGACGCCGAGCCGAGGAGGCGCCAGACAGCGACGCCGCCGGTCAGCGCTGAGGCGAAACCGCCACCGGAGATATGGCCGGCGCCATAGGTCGCCTTGATGCCATCCACTGGCATGGTCAGCGCGATGGGGTTTGGCTCAATGAGGAATGGCCCCGGCGTGATGCGGATGGCCGCCGTGCCCGAGGTGAAGGCCGAGCAGCGCACCCGGAAGTGCGTGACGCCGGCCAGGCCGACGATCCAGATGCGCTGGTACAGGGCGGTGATCGTGTAGACGACCTGATAATCCTGGCCGGTACCGTCCTCGCGACCTGCCGCCACGGTGTAGTAGGTCGTTCCCCCGTCGTCTGATGCCTCGAAGACGAGTGTTCCGACAAAGGCCGCCGTGTTGATCGTGACCGTGGCGTTACCTGCTGACGCCACCGCCGCCACACACATGGCGGTGGTGCTCGCGGTCCCCGACACGTTGGTGGCCGACGCCGAGATCGTCTGGGCGGCCGTTGTGAAGGCGGCGCCCGAGCCGGCGATGTTGACATCGAGGCCGTTCTTCGAGCCGAGGACTGTTGCCGTTGTGACGTTGCCTTCAGCGCCGGCCACAGACCCGACTTCTTGGTGTACCGAGGCGGGCATCGACGCCCCGCCGGTCTGTGTCCGAAGGGCCTTTCCTGTCCCGTCAGCCGGGAGAACGATGGTCCCTTCAGCCACGGCTTAGGGTGACTCAGTCCTCAGGGTAAGTGTCGCCGCCCAGTCAGCGTGGGTCTGCCAGTCGCCGTTGGGCACAACGCAGGCGCACGCCGCACAAGTGGTGATCTCCCACGTCTCGCCGTTAGCAAGTTGTAGGACGTAGCGCGTTCCGGGTTCGTGCTCGCTCATAAGCCTCACGTCTGGGTGAAGTCGATGGTGAATTGAATTTGGTCGCCTGACTGAAGAGCGATGCCGGTGAAGACAGCCCGGATCAGCATGGTCCCACCGGCAGCAAGCTGGTCGAAGAGGCCGACCTCGGCGATGGTCTGGCCGCTAGCCGAGGTCAGGGTGCCGATGACGCGGTGCAGCGCCGCCGAGGGTGACGTGATAGCTCCCGCCACCCGGGCCTCGGCCGAAGGCGTGATGAGCGCCGTCTGCGCCGCCGATTCCGCCGTGGTCCCCGTCCCCCAGGCGATGTACTTCATCTGATCGTTAGGCGATGCCTGAGCGGTACCGGCGGCAGCGCCGCCGGTCGCTCTCATCTTGTCAACGATCCACTGCTTCCCTGTGGTGGTAAGCACCGCCATCGGTTATCCCTCGGTGTCCTTGGTGGCAGCCTCGGCCGTCGCCCGGTCGTTCTCCTCCGACCGCTGGGCGTGGAGGGCGTTGACCTCTTCCAACGACATGGGGCCGCCGACCGCCGCTTCAGGATGTGCGTCCCGCAGCTCCTTGATGAGCTTCTCCATCTGAGCGGCCTGCGTCTTGGTGGCCGAGATCACACCCAGGCTCTCCTCGGTCCCATCGGCCCGGATGACCTTGGCCGAGATGGTGGCGTGCAGCTCGCCCCTGGCCGAATGCTCAGCCATACCTCCCCTTCCTAGTGCCAGACGTACCCCAGTTCCTCAAGGTGGTCGGCGACCAGCGCCGGCACCCGGTACTGCTTTCCCTCCTCGAACGTGTAGTTGTTCCCGGCGCCGAACGTCATATTCTCGATGGTCGTGTTGATGCGGATGACCCGGGCCGGCGCCTCGACGTAGACCACCTCGCCCTGCTCGTTCAGCTCGGTGGCCTGACGGTTCCCTGCGACGTCGTGAACGCTGTCGTCCAGTTCGGCCTGGGCCGCCTGTGACATGGCGATCTGGTCTTCCCGGGCACGTACGACCTCGGCGTGTTGCTCGGCCAGCTTCTGTCTCTGGCGACCGGTGTAATCCGCCGGCCGCACTCGCTGATTCGCCAATTTATTCTCCTATTTCAGGCTCGAGGATTTTAGCTAGTTCGTCTCGATCCGAACGACGGCGTTATCGGTAATAAGCCCGAATCCCCATATTGCGTACCAAGCCAACGCATGTTCCCGACCGAAGTCGAGGATGCCGCCGTCACGCAGCTCCACCGGCAGGGAGATGGCATGCCCGAAAGCGTTATCCCCAATGACGATGGCGGTGTAACGGTTGGCCGCGCCGTTGCCGGTCGGCGGCGTGCCGGTGTCGGCGGTGTAGCCGGTACCAGCACCACCGGTCACCGTCTGCACCTGGGTGGTTTCGATGAATACGACGTCGAAAAGACGGCCGATTTCACCGAGCATAAAATTGCCAGGGGCCGCGTACTTACTGACCTCAATGAACTCGGGGTTATCCCGAAGACGACGGCTCTGGTGCGGGTGAATAAAGGCAACATACGTCTCGCCGAGACGAGGCACATTCTTGGTCGCCAGTGTCTCGACGGCGTCCTTGATGGCCGCCATCGTCAGGTAGAACCCGCCGGTCATGGTGGCCCGGCTCGTCGCCACCGTGCCCTGGTCGTACGGGCTCATGTTGCTGATCGTGCCGGCGGCGTTCGTCCCGATGCCGGGGATTGCGTAGCCGAAGAGCACCGACGTCCCCGTCATCAGCGTGTTGCGGGCTGAGGCGTCGAGGTACAGGGCCATGTTGCGGCCCAGCAGCCGGCTGGCCGAGGCCATCACGTCATCGAACGAGGCGTTCAGCAGCAGCTCGGTGACGGCGACGGCGTAGCCGTGCTCGGCCACCGTGATCTGGAATTGGCTGGCCGAGAGCGCCCGCGTTTCCATGCGGACACCTTCAACGAGCTGTGACGCATCGCCAAGGTTGTTGTACCGCATGAAGTTCACGGTGAGCCCCGGCATAACCCCGAGTTCCGTCTTCTTCACGGCGAATTGCTCGAACCGCAGGATCGGCATGGCCTGGAACAGGATTTCCTTGCTCCAGATCGTCTGGATCGCCTGCGTGAGCTGAGTGTTCGTCCCGGCATACCCGGTGGGGCTGCCGCTCAGGACGCCGGTTCCGGTAATGCCGGACGCCATTTATTCCCTCCTCATCGAGAACAACGAATTTGACGACGACGTGCTCCTGCAATGCCACCGAGTCGTCTACCGAATTACGTTCCCGAAGAGTGCGCCGACTGATTTACCGGTTAACCGCGCATATTAGTCAGGCCAGCTAGCCCCCGTAGGGACCGCGCTCCCTGACCCGCTGGGAAACGGCCGTCATCAGCCGGTCCCGGTTTTTCGCATAGGTCGAGATGTCCATGTTCTTCAGGTCATCGACGGAGAGCTGCTGGAATTCCGGCTGGCTCTCCAGGGGACCGACCGGCGGGGCGGTCGGGGTGGTGCCGCGCTGCTGCTGGCGGGCCACCTGCTGGCTGGCGGTGATCTGCTCCAGGATGCGCTGGGTACGGTCCTGGAGGGCCTGGATCGACGCCTCGATTTCCTGCTCGGAATTCCCGAGCACGACCATGTCCCGCAGCTCGGGCATGATCGAGTCGGCCTCTTCCTCCAGCCGGCGCTGACGGTACGACACCAGCTCGTTGTACCGCCGCTCCTTCGCCAGCAGCTCCTGGTCGCGCTGGCGCTCCTCCTCGATGGAGCGGAAGCGGGACTCCCACTCCTGCTCCTTCTGCTCCAGGAGCTGGCGCAGCTCCATCTCCTGCTCGGCCTTGCGCCGGGCCTCCTCCTCGGCCTTGGCCGCCTCGGCCTCCTGGCGCTTGCGGACCTCCTCCTCGGCCTTGGCCCGCTTCTCCCGCTCGGCCCGCATGGCCTTCAGTTCTTCCTCCATGGTCTGGAGGCGGCCGTACAGCTTGTCCTTCTCCTCCCGCCGGGCCTTCTCGATGTCTTCGGTAGTGAAGGTCTTGCCGGCGCTGTCGCCGTTCTGAGAGCCCTCTGGGGCCTTCTCAGCCGGCTTCTCCAGCTTCCCCTCGATGACCAGCGTGTCGCCGGCCGGGGGATCCTGCGGCTGCTGTGCGTCGTCCTTTTCAGGCGGCATGGCTCTCCTTGTAGACCGTCAAAGTTCTCCGAGTTAATCGCCCTGGTCAGACTCAGGTGATCTGCGTTGGGCCAGCTTGGTGCCGAATGCCTTCGTCATCAGCTCGGTCAGGAGCTTCTGACTGTCGGCTCCTATCGGCGAACCGCCGAACGGGAGCCCCGCCGGACCAGCCGTGGTGGCACCAGGCCCCGGCTGACCGGCTGACGTTACCTCGCCGCCGCCGGCCGAGTTCACTGCCGGGCCGCCGGCTTCCTCGCCGGGCGGGGCCATCGGCCCCATCCCGGTGGCCTGCATAACCATGGTGGCGATCTGGGACTTGAGCATCTCCAGAGCGCCCTGGTCGATGGCGTCCTCGATCAGCTCCTGGAAGATCTCGGCCATCTTCTCGTCCACGAAGTCGTAGCCGAGGTCGCGCAGGGCGCCCCGCTTGGACTCCAGGCCCAGGCCCATCTTGAGCTGGATCTCGTTGAGGGCGACGAGCTGATCGACCGGCAGTGGCGCCGGCCAGTGGCACGTCGTCTGGTAGGTGATGGGGTCCAGGGGATCGAGAACGGAGAGCTGGCCCTCCTTCAGTTCCTCGTCCTCCTCCGGGTTCCACTGGAGCAGCTCGGGCTCCTTGAGCGCCAGCGTGAGCATGATCAGCTCGTTCACCCGCTGGAACGCCTTCCCGTACTGGATCTTCTTGAGCTGGTAGCGCTGCATCATGGGCTGGTACTGGATCGCCAGCGCCACGCCCGACGTGTTGCTGATCGGCACCATCTGGCCGAGGGCGTTCTCAGGCACCCCCGTCATTTCGTGCATCGCCGTCTTCAGCATGTTCAGGTACTCGATGGGGGCGGCCAGGTTGGCGCCCAGTTCGAGGTTGAAGACGTTGGCGTCCTTGGGCAGCCCGCCCCAGACCTTCTTCGGCCCCTTCTCCAATTGCGACGCCTTGGCGCCGGTAATCACGGTCACCGGAGCGGCGTGGTAATTGATGATGTCGGAGATATCGGTGGCCTTTTCGTTGTACTCCCGGTTCAGCGTCGTGATGTCGGACAGATCGGAAAGTCCCCACGGCGACCCCGAGATCGGCAGATTCGGAACGTGGACGATGGGGATCACGCCGAGCGGGTTTGGCCGCTGGTCGATGATCTCGTCGTTGACGTACTCCTCGATGAACCCCTCGGTGATCAGCTCGGTGTAGGTGAACACCTGCCGGGTCCCCTCGGCGCTGGTCCCCCAGAACCGGTACTTGAGCTTGAACCGGATCATGCGGCTGCGGTCGTGGGGGTGGAATTCGGGGAAGCAGTGCGCCGGGTTCAGCGGGATGATGCGGACCCGCCCGGGGTGCGGCCGGCCGATGGGATCGACCCAGGGCTCCTCGTAGGCGACCTTGATGAAGACGTCGCCGCTGACCGAGCCGAGCTGGCCGATCTCCCAGAGCAGCGCCTCCTTGTCGTTGTCCAGCTCCCAGATGCGCCGTAGCCGCGCCGGGACGATGCCCTCCGTCTCGTCCGGCGTGCGGAAGGTGACACCCCGGCCGAAGGTGAAGTTGGTCGTGAAGTCCGACAGCGCCCGGCAGTAGTTGAAGGTGAGCTGCGGCTCGCCGACCTCACGCCGGTAGCCCCAGTGGTGGCCGAGGTACCAGGCCCAGTTCGATGCGTAGCGGTTCAGCCTTGGGCCGTGTACCTCGAATTCCTCGTCGGCCAGTTCGACCAGGCCCAGCGGCGAAATAGCGACCGTGAGGTCGCTCTGGGCAGCCCGAAATGACGCTGAATTGAAGTCGATTGCCACCGGTTACTTCTTGACCTCACCCGACTTCTTGTAGCGGGTCATCTTCTCCAGGCCGGCGCGTTCCTTCTTGCCGGACGGCTTCTCCCGCTTCACGCCGGCCACGTCGTGGGCGAATTTCTGGTTGCGCTTCGGAGCCGCCACGTCACCACCTCAGAGCCGGGTGGAGCTTGCCCCGGTTACCGGAGCGCAGGATCTCCACGAATTCCTTGGCCTCGGCCACCTTCTGCTCCCAGTGGGCCTTGTTCTTCACTCCGAGGCAGGCCGGGTGCCGCCAGCCGACGTATGTGCCATAGCCCTTCACCACCCGGGCGTCCTGGTTGATGCCGATGGCCCGGCCGCAGTAGCAGCAGTCCGGTCCCGACAGGCCGGGGGATTTTGACATCAGCTCTCCTCCTGCCGCTTCCGGGTGCCCTTCGGCTGGAGGCTTGACTTCCACACCGACATCTGGTTGCCCTCGCGGTCCTGGATCCAGTGGAAGGCCATACGGCCTGAGCCCACCTGGGCGATCCGCTTGACCGGCGTCCCCGGTGCGATTGGCTGGGAGCCCGGGTGCACCTTGGGATCCCAGGCGTCGAGGCCCGCCGGCTGGAAGACGTGCGTCGCCCGGAAGGGCTTGCGGCGCTCCTTGGGAGGCTCGGGTTCGGGCTGCGGCCGGCGGTCGTTGACCATCGACCGGATGCGGGCCAGGGCGTCGAGGTCTTCGGACGCCCGGCTCATGGCTCCCGGCGAGAGCGGCGACTGGGCGATGCGCGCCGCCATCTCGTCGTCGTAGGAGCCGGGCTGAATAGGCGGTCGCCGGGCCATTAGTCGTCCACGACGGACGGGCTCATCCGCTGCGTGCGGGCACCCGAGCGGATCACTTCCTCGTACTCGATGGTGGCGTAGTCGGCGAAGGAACCGTGGGCGAATTCCGCCAGGAACGTCGGCGCCTCGATCCAGGCCGCCGACCCGACGTGGGCGCGCTCCTGCATCGTCTGCTGGGCGTACTTGTACTGCACCTGGGGGTTGTTGTGGTTCGGCCGGCCGGGCGCCGGGACGTAGCCGTCAGCGATTCCCTGCTGGAAATCGTTCGGGACGTCGGTGTCGGTGGCGACGCCTTCCTCGAAGCGCAGCGGACCGCGCCCGCCGGGGACGTTGGGCGCCATCTTGCGCTCGTACTGGTACGTCGGCTTCTCGGGAAATCCCGGGGTCGGGGCGATGGGCATCGATGACCTCCTAGTTCGCGCGCCGATACTAATTCCTGCGGTTCATGATGGTGCGGTACCGACCCTCCCGAGGGCTCGGTGAAACCATGCTGCGAGGGTTGGGCCGACCGACGGTGCCGTGCGGCGTTTCGATGTCCTTTTCTCCGACCCGGTGATGGATTTCGTGGCCGTAGCGGTCGGCCACAGGGTCGCCGCCGGGATACGGCACCCGCATCGTCTCGTAGCCGGTCGGGACGTCGATGCGGCCCTCTCTGGCCGCAGCGGCGGCCCCGAACGCGTCCTGTACCCGGCCCACGATGTCGCCGGCCGGCCGGCTGCGCTCCTGCATGGCCGGCCCCTCCTCC